ACAATCCAGAATCTAAAATAACGGTTTACTTTCTGCAAGCCAAATCGGTCAAATTCTTTTCTTTTTTCACCAATCACCTTAACCCCTTATCACTCAACCCCTTCTCGCTGTTTCGGCTACCTCTCAATTTCACCACTATATAAAGGCAAAGTTTTGAACACCTGTTTCACTGTTCAACAGAACAGCGAATCTCGTTTCGGAAAGATTCTGAATATGACCAGCCAAAAAGGGGCAAAGGCTCTTAGATCGCATTCTGAGGCCGGAGCAAAGAAATTGACTTTTGGCCAGACAAATCGAATCTTTTTTCGGAAATCAGGAATCGGGATAAGGGAAGCGGGAAGCGGGAGACAGGGAACAGGGAAGCGGGAAGAGGGAATCAGGTCAGGTCAGGTCAGGTCAGGTCAGGTCAGGTCAGGTCAGGTCAGGTCAGGTCAGGTCAGGTCAGGTCAGGTCAGACCTGATGCATATCAACGCCCCGCCTCCTCGCCGATCACCCGACCACTGAATCCCTCATCATGATTCCCTGATCACTCACCCTGAATCACGCATCGTGGTATCGTGATGTGATGATAGTGATAGTGATTCGGGGTTCGGGGTTCGGGAGACGCCACCGGTAGGTCTTGGATTTTTGCACGGAGTGCAGTGTATACAATATGCCATTTAGAAAAAAATTGACGGGGGTCTGGCTTTCGACTAGAGTTGGGCATGGCGAATTACGACCCAAAAAAGAAGAAGGAATACTATTTGAAGAATCGGGAAAAGAGGCTCGACTACCAAAATGAGTATTACCGTAAGACAAAATACAGCTACTCTCGGAAATTGGAGGTGGCAAAAGTCCTTGAACCGGAGGAGTATGAGGCGTTCAAGAATCGCGTAAAGAATTACAACAAAGAGTATTATCGCAAAAACAAGGCTAAAATCATGGCAAAACGTAATGCTAGAAAAGCGGCACTTAAAACCCAATAAAAAACTTTTTTCCCAGACGTATAGTACCTTATAATATATTATAAGGTACTAAGAGCCTCAGAGAAAAGTTTTTTTTAAGGGAACGGAGTGCTGGAAAACCCGCACCTAAACTACGAAAAAAAACTTTTTTCGTAGACGTATAGTACCTTATAATATATTATAAGGTACTAAGAGCCTCAGAGAAAAGTTTTTTTACCGACTTCCGACATGACCAAACACCACATACCAGAAGACTGGACACCCGTTGAAGGGGCGTCCCACTACGCTCTGACCGACGACGATTACATTTACAACCTTAAAACCGACAAAAAGATTAAGCGGTATTGGCAGAGCCTAAAACATCATTCCTTTGTTACTGATGACGACGGTGTGTATAGAAAGGTGAACCACGACAACCCGACTGTAGTCCGTCACGGCTTACCGGACGAGGAGTTCGTGGTGGTATCCAACTATCCCGATTACAAGGTAACGCCTTACGGAGCCGTCTGGAAATACCAGAACACAGGCAAAAAATACAGGGGCGTCCCTTTCTTAGTGCATACTAAGGACTTCGGAAAGAAAGAATACGTCCGTCTCAAGACTAGAGACGGTCGCGCCCACTGGGTGCGGATGGAGAAGATTATGGAGGAGGCTTACCCCAATGATTGACATTACGCGCCAAACCAATATACTCGCCAAGTATGTCAAACTTAATTGACTTAGACGGCCTCGATTTAGGGAGCCTAGATGATAAGGGCAAACCCGTCAAAACACGTCTCAAGGATGTAAAAGCCGCCGTAGGTATTTTTGCAACCTTGCTCCGCGCCGACGAGAAGTCTGCCGTGAACCGCTCTCGGATCGACAGTATGTTCGACGGCGTTGCCCCCTACAGTCAATCACAGTTAGCGTCCAGTGGTCAGGGACTCAAGACCAACCTGAACTTCGGAGAGGCGCAGCGTCTGCTGGACATCTCTCTTTCAGCCTACGTTGACCTTTACACCTCACTTGAGCGTCTTGTAGAGGTCAAGGCCACGACAGGCGAGCGGAGCGAAACAGGACCAAAGGAAGACATCGTGGCGCAAGAGCTGACGGATCTCTTCCGTCGCTGGCCGGAGTTCCACAGCAGCTACCTCCGTCTCTGCACACAGTTTATTAAGCACGGAGTCGGGATCGCTTACTTCGACTCGCCGGAGGACTGGAAGTTCCGCGTCGGCGGCTTCGCGGACATCCTCATTCCACGCCAGTCGCAGGCATCAGAGAACGCAATCGATATCGCGGTAGGACGCCGCCAGTATCAGCTACACGAACTCTACCACTTTATTAAGAACGAGAAGGCCGCTAAGGCGGTCGGCTGGAACGTCAAAGAGGTCAAGCGGGTCATGATGGAGAACGTCAAGACCTCTGGCCGCGCCTACACGTCCGGCAATACATTCTCTGATTACGAAGCGTTGCAGGCAGAGATCAAGAACAACGATCTCTACACGGGCATCCAGAACCCTACCGTTGACGTGCTGCACTACTGGGTGCGCGAGATCGACGGTAGCGTGAGTCATTACATATCCGCTGAGTCCAGTCCTAAAGATTTCCTCTATAAAAAGGTCAGCCGTTACGATTCGCCTGAACAGGCGTACATCTTCTTCACTTATGGAGTAGGTAGTAATGGCACTTATCATTCGATCAGAGGTCTCGGCCAGCGGATCTTCTCCCACATCCAGACCAGTAACAGGCTCCGCTGTCAGCAGATTGATGGCGCGATGTTGGCGTCGGCGGTGATGATCCAGCCGGAGAATCAACGCTCGCTAGACGAACTCAGCTTCACCTTCTACGGAGCATACGCCGTGATGTCACCGAACGTGAAGATCGTCGAGAAGGCTATCCCGAATTTAGGAACCGCAGTCCAGCCAGCATTGCAGGATCTCACTCAGCAGTTGAACCTCAACACTGATACGATGTCCCCGTATGGGCCGAACCAGACTTCACCGTACAAGAACAAGATGCAGGTGGTAGCGGACATGGATGTCGCTACAAGGATTAGTGGTTCAACGCTTAACCTCTTTTACTCAAGTTGGACTCGCCTGATGCGCGAGATGGTCCGTCGTATTGTTCAGGTCAAGCGGCCTGACGCGGCGATTAAAGATTTCTTCGACCGCTGTGAGAAGCGGGGCGTTGAAAAAGAATTCATTCAAAAATTAGATGTCGCACAGACCAAAGCAGTTCGTTCCATTGGTAATGGATCGCACGCAAACAGACTCGTCTCGCTTCGCGAGCTTCAAGGGATTAGTGGCCAATTCGACGACGTTGGTCGCCGTAACCTTACTCGCGACATCGTTAGCACTCGCGTCGGCCATGACCTCGCGGATCGCTACGTACCGGCACAAGAGTCGGAGAGACAGACGGTAGATACCAAGATCGCGTATCTTGAGAACCAGCAGTTGCAACAAGGCCAGCAGGTTCCTGTTGTCTCCAGCGAGCTACACGGCCAACACTTACAGTTGCACGTCCCGCTGTTGCAGCAGTTCATTCAGGCTATCAACGAGGGCCAAGCAGACCCGCAGCAGGTTCTTCCGGCGTTGCAGGCACTCTACCAGCACATTTCCGAGACCGCCCAATACGCATCCGGTGACCCTGCATTGGGAGCCGTGGTCGGAAACGCCAAGCAGGTTCTCCAGTATGCCGAAGAGGCGATCAACAACACCATGAAGGCGTTGGAGAAGATTCAGAGAGAGCAGCAGCAGCAGCAGCAACAGCAAATTTCTGAAGAAGGGGCTGGACAGCCTCAGATGTCTGAGGTAGACATGAAGCTACAGAAGGCGCAAGTCGATATGCAGATCACGCAGCAGAAGGCCGAACTAGACATGGCTATCAAGCAACAGAAGTTCGACCAAGAGCAAGCGATCCGCGACGCGCAAGCCGCCTTGAAGTTTCGTGAACAAGAATAATGCCAGCTAAAAAGAAAGCCACGGTTCCCATTAAACTGGAACACTGGTTCAACGATTTAAAGTCAGTTACAAGGCTCAAGGAGATCATCGACGACCCTACCTTGCAACAGGCTATTGCGATTTTGAAAGAGGCTTCTGGCCCAACGGTCACGTCGTTGGATGCAGATCCGCAAGCGAACAGCCATAAACTGGCTTGGTATGCGGGATACAGGGACGCCTTTAATGATCTGGAGAAGCTGACTAATCGGCCATCCAACACTAAAACCAACCAACCAGACGAATGGACGCACCTGTAGAAGCAGCCGTAGAGGCCACCGAAGCCGTAGAAGCACCAACTAACATCGACGCCTTACCGGACGCCACTGAACCCGCTTCCTTTGAAGCTTCACTGGAAGCCGCTTTCGCGAACATTGATCAAGCAACCGCTGACCCCGAACCAGTTTCCGATGAACCCGCAGCAGCGGAACCGGAACCAGAGGTTCAGGATACAGAGGTTCAGGATACAGATCCGATTGAGAGCCTGACCGACAACATTGGTGATGAGTGGACCCCTAAAGCGGCTAACCGTTTCAAGGAACTCAAGACTGAGTTGAAAACAAACCGTTCTGAGTTGGATATGTTGAGGCAACGATCCACAGAATACCAGTCAAAGATTAAAGAACTGACGGGACTCGTTGAGAATAAAGACGTTGAGCAGCTACAAGAGAAGCTCGCTGAGTATGAGCATCAGCAGGCTCTCACTAATCTGGAGCAGACTCCTGCTTATTATCAGGCGGTCTCGCAGCCACTGGAAGCCCTTGTAGAGCAGGCTGACCAGATCGCCGACAAGTATGAGGTTGATTCTGACGCCTTGATTGACGTGCTATCGCTGGACGACCCGCAGGAACAGGAGGAGCAGCTATCTCATATTATGCCTAACGCCAGTGATCGGGATAAGGCCAAGATCTATCGGATCATGGAGGACATTGATCCCATCTTGCAGCGGAGAGAACATCTTTATTCTAATGCCGACGCCGCATTGGCAGAGGCAAAGCAGTTGGAGCAGCAGCAGCAAGCCGCTAGCGCAGCCGACAACGCCCAGCTTAGGCAGAACATCACAAGGAATGTTGTTGAGCGGGTCCAGCAGAAGCTGCCGTTCCTTAGCGGAATCGACGGCCTTGATATGTCTGCTATCCAGCAGAAGGCGTCGGAGACCGATCCCTCTGTCCTGCACCCTGTTGACCATGCCTACAACGCGGTATCCGCTCAAGTGTTTCCGACTGTTGTGAGGCAGTATCTGGAGATGCGTAAGGAAGTCGAGTCGCTGACTGATCGTCTAGCTGAGTATACGGATGCGGAGCCAGCGATGTCCGGCCAGACGAAAGCACCGCTGACCAGAGCCGGAGTATCGGACACCGCGAGCTTTGAGGAGCGGGTGAACGCTGCTTTGGGCGCGGTGTAATAAAATTACCTAAATTCACATATAATGGGGTCAGCATTAAGCTGGCCCCTTTTATTATGGATTATTACGAGGCATCCTTACTCGCCATTATTTCGCTGCTTATACTCGCGGCTCTCGCGTCTGAGTGACCCCGTTGACATTGTAGTTAACAAATGATACCCTCGATTTAACGGTTTACTTAGATGAGCGAGAAAAAAAAGAAAAAAGTCCTTAGCCAGACGCTTGAGGATGTCCGACGGGGCATGGAGAAAACCGATGAATCCCTTGGGGGGCTTGCTTCGGACGTGACGGGGGTATCCTTCTCAAGACCTACTGCGAACGCCACTACAGTTCCCAAAGCACTTTTAGAAAAAGCCGTAGACAATGCTGGTAGATTCAAACCTGTTCTTGGCGTTCTCCAAGAGAACCTCTCAAAGTTGAACCCCGATAATGTTGCCAAAAACCTTTACAATCAAGCCGCTAAATACAGCCCAACTCTTCAAAAAGCGGGGAGTGCCGCGTCAAAATTTTTTAAGTTCGTCCCGCCTGCTGAAGCGGCTGCACTAGCGTATAGATCTTCCATGCTAGTTAACTCAGAGGAGGAACGGCAAAAAGCTAGGGACGAAGCGGAAGAAATGTATAAAAGAGGAGGAACTGTGGGAGGAAACTTACAAAACATGGGGCAAGGCTTCCTCGACCCCGCAGGAACTATTTATGCGGCTGGTGACGCGGCGGTCGATACCGTAAAAACCCTCGGAGGACTCGCGTATGACAAGTTCTTCGGCCCGTCTGAAGAGGAGCAGCGTGAAGCGGCAAAGTTTAGGAGGTATAAACGAAACAGAGACCGCGACGCCGCTCTGCGTAACGCAAGGATGTCCCCCGAAGAACGGGCAGAGAGTGCCGACAGAGCGATTGCCAGCCCAGATCAAGGCGATCTCCAAAAAATACTTCGGTCAGGTGCGTCCTCAGTCCATAGAGCTTACGATAAGAAGGCCGATGATCTGCGAAAGCTCATGGAAAAACCTTACGACGGGTTGACCTCGTTGACGAAGTGACCCCGTTGACAGATCGGCATACAGTGTTAAGATTCGCTTATCAGTTGGGTTGCTCTAGCCTTTTAAATAGTTCTAAAAACAACTGATAAAGCACATAGAAACTCCGGTTGCTCTAGCCATTGCATAGTTCTAAGAGGTTCGTCCTAAACTCTTTTAGTTTCCGACCCCGTTGGCCGGAAGCGCAAACCTTTATTTATTTAAAACAATGTCTTTTGATCTAGGAACCGGCATCACTGCCGTAAACACTATTCTCGCTGAAGAAGCTAACCGCATCGGCAGCGACATCTACTCACGCACCCTCCACACCTCGCCTTGGTTGGATCTCACTAAGCAGACCTCCTTCGCAGACGGAATGGGCTACCAGCAGACCACGCTCGTTTATGACCGTGCAGTCGCTACCACCACTACTGGCGGTGGAACCGCTGGCGCAAACTGGGAAAACCTTGGAACCCTCTCTACTGGAGGAAACCAGTTTAACACTTCTCTGTCAGGCGCATCCGCACAGCCTCTCGACGACGCTGCTGACGATGTTCAGGGCGGTCGCGGAACTGGTTCTGCTGACAAACGCGCTTTCGTTCAGTTCGGTAAGCGTCTCAAGAAGTATAACCTGCAACGTGCCGTTATCGAGTCTCCACGCATCTCGCTTGAAGACCTCCGCTTCGCCGCACACCGTCAGGAGCAGCTTCGCGCCATCATGGACATCATGACGCAAGTTACCCGCAACACTTGGGAAAACCGCTACCGCGAAGAGTTTGAGAAAGTCTCCGCTAACCTTACCTGCTGCCTCGCTGCTGGTTCTGTTACCCGCGACACCGTCGATGCCGACAGTGACAACACGTCTGACGACGCCTTTGAAGGTAATCTTCTCACTGGCCTCGACCTCGCTAACTCAGGTTCCGGCAATGCCGACATCACTCCTGACGCGAACGTCTCTAACGCTGTGCTTGACAGTATTTACTACAAGCTCATCCGCGCCGGAGCCGGAAACAACTCCTACGGTCGCGAGAACGGTCGCCCAGTGTTTGGACTCGTCCTTTCTTCTGAGGCTTCTTACCAGCTTCAGACTGAGGCCGGATTCCGCGATGACGTCCGCTACAACAACGCTAAGGTCAGTGACCTGATCGCTCCATTGGGTATCGAGAAGTCCTTCCGTGGATTCTACCACCTCGTTGACGATCTTGCTCCTCGCTTCAACATCGCTGTTGGAGCAGTAACTAAAGAAGAGCCTTACAGCGTGTCCGCTGGAGTTGCTACTCCTAACGCCGCTTACGAGACCGCTTCTTACGAAGCTGCCTTCGTGGTTCACCCTGAAGTTTGCGAAGCCCAGATCCCTAACCCACTTAGCGGATCTAACGGAATCACCTTCGACCCCGTCAACTACCGCGGTAAGTTTGACTGGAAGAACATCGCGAATGAGGTCACCAACCCTGACGGTTCCATCGGATTCTTCCGTGGTGTTCTCGCCAGCGCAACCAAGCCCATCAAGACTGAGTTTGGTTATGTGATCCTCTTCAAGCGTGACTCCAGCACCCCTGCTGCTTAATTAATCTAGTTGGGTAGGGGGTGCAATACGCGCCCCCTACTTAGCGTAACACTTATAGAATTATGCCAACACTAGATGACGCACCGACTTTGGAAAGCCTCGTAGAAGGCGGAATCGCTGACGACGATCTTATTCAGATCTATGATACTTCGGCTCAGAAGGTTAAGACCCTCCGTTTCGACGACCTGATCGATTACATCGTTGTTAAGACTGACGCTTCGGAAGCTTAACCCAAATCACGATTCACTTAACATGAACCCCGTTGCCTGTCTCTAAAACGGGCAGCGGGGTTCCTATTTACAGAAAGAAACACTTATTATGTCAAAGTTACTTGAAACATTAGGTAAAGTCACAAACGACTTTTTCAAGGAGAACCCCAAAGCAGAAGCTATGCTGGAAGCAGGAGAGCGAGATATTCTATCGATCCTAGCACTACCTACCAAAGCCATTGGAGGAATTAAACGAGGAGTAGCTGGTGTGGGTGAATCCGCCGCCGGAGTTGTCCAATCAGCAGCGAAGCTTGCAGATGATTATGGACCTGAGATCCGAATGGGGAAAAAAGGACCCTCAGTGAGCCTACTAGACCCAGCGAATAGGATCCCGCTTAGCGCATCTCAAATTGCTGACGGGATGGGCAACCTTAAAGAGTCCGCCCGAAAGGCGTCGGAGGAAAAGACTGACGCTGAAAAGATCGTGGATCTCGCGATCTCCGCAAAAGACGCAAATATTGGCCATCTCTTAAATCAAGGAAACGATTTTGAGACGAAATCAGGCGCTAGAATCGAGGAAGTTCTGAATGACCCAGCAAGAGGAGCAGGAGCAGCAAGAAAAGCAGGAGCCGACGAAGGCGAAGATCTCGACTTTTCTGCACTTGGAGACCTCCTGAAAGAAAAGTTGGGCGGAGTCGCAGAGTCTTTGAAAGACCCCGTCGGATCTGCAAAGTCTTTGAAAGACAAGTATGTCGGAGCCGTCGGAGACAAGGTATCCGACCTAACGGAGGGTATCTCAACCTCAGATGAGCTGTTTGAAGAATACTATGACACGCCTGCGGGTGAGGCAAAAATTCCCGCAGCTCCTAAAGCTGAAGTTGTGTCTGAAGGATACGAAGACCAAGCGATTGCTCTGTTCAAGAATACTCATGGAACCTCATTCGATCCAAAGTCCAGCATGGACCGAGGAAAGCTTGAGAATATGAAGTCTCTGCTCGCAGATATGGGCGGTTTGGGTGAAATGACCCCTAACCAGTTTGCTTTACAGTTTTATCGTGAATATCCCTAATGAACACCGTATACCAGTCCGAGGAACCTTCTGAGCATCACCACGATGTTCAGAAGGATCTGGAGATGGTCCAGCAGCAGTTGTCCAACATTATGGCCAACGCCGAACAGCTCATGGAGCAGTGCGGCTGCGGCTCGCCGAGGATGACTGAGGCTTGGGTTCAGTCAAAAATGACCCTTGCCAACGACTATCTGGAGTCTGTACACGCTTACGTTGTCAATGGTGGCCCGATGAAATCGGACGCTGGACAAGGCAAGCCGAATAAGGTAGACTTCGTCATCGCCGTGGAAAAGGCAATGACGGATGGCAGCAGCAAAGCATAATCTAATTGTAAGTAGGGGCGAGGATTTCTCGTTCACCTTGACTATATCGGAGTCTGGGAGTGCCGTTAATCTTAGCGGTGCTGAAGCTTCTACCTTCAAGGCCGAGATCAGACGCGCTAGTGGGAAACCACTCGTCGCGTCTTTTACTTGCGCGGTTACTGACGCCGCGAATGGAGTTGTGACCATCACCCTACCTCGATCAGAGTCACTCAAGCTGGACGCTTATACCACCTATAATTGGGATATTTTCCGTATAAAAACCGCCCCCAGCCCTGACGTTACGACCTGCTTGATTAAAGGCGATTTGAGAGTAGAGGGCAACGTCACCGACATTTCTAACTTCGTTACCTAATAATGGACACAACAGTTACAGAAACACTTCGCCACAGCCTTACCGTATCGGACTCCGACTTCCAGCTTACCCTTGTTTCAGGCCCGACCGGAGCGGCCTCAACTGTAGCCGGACCAACAGGCCCAGCAGGAGCGGCAGGCGCGGCAGGAGCAGATGGCGCGGCTGGACCTAACTCGATCACTAGCGCGACGACAAGTGATGGAAACGCGACCATTACGGTTAGCACTTTAGGTATTGGCACTAGCCTGACAATGAGCGGTGACCAGTCTTTTTTGGACAGTAAAAAGGCTATTTTTGGGACGGGTAGCGACCTTCAAATATACCACGACAACACTCAATCGCGGATTCAGGCTGAACACAATGACCTGTGGATAGTCTCTGAGGAAGCCGACAAAGACATTGTGTTTTATGCCGACAGTGGCACTGGTGGAACCCCAGTAGAATACATAAGAATAGACGGGGGTGATGTGGTTACGAAGTTTTCAAAAAACATCCAGTTCTCCGATGACGTAAAAATCCAAGTAGGAGCGTCTCAGGATCTTGAGATCTACCACGACGCAAGTAACAGTTACATTGACGATAAAGGAACAGGAAACCTAAATATCCGAGGGGCTAACCTCAACTTACAGAAATATACTGGCGAGACTTTCGTTACATGCGTGGCAGACGGGGCGGTTTCCCTGTATCACGACAATGCTTCTAAGCTCTCAACCTCTGCTACTGGTATCGCAGTCACCGGAGGTGTTTCAGCTACTGGCACTATTTCCATTACAACTGGGAACATTACCATAACATCTGGAGATGTTACCATAACATCAGGCAATATTTCCACGCAATCTGGAAGTATCACAACGACATCAGGGAATATTACCACGACAGTAGGCAATGTTACCGTTGGAACTGGTAATGTCTCTGTGACAAATGGAGATGTCACCGCGCCCGACATCCTCGCCAGTGCCGATTTAGGATACTCATCAGGCGGTGTAGTAACTCAAGGGACCAGCATTATTGAAGGAGTTACCTTGAATGCCCCTTCGGGAGTAATCACCTGTTTACCTTCAGGCAATTACGGCATTAGCTCGATCAATAACTTCACTTTAACAAACAGCAGCATAGGAATTAACGATGTTGTAATTGTGTCTTTACAAGATGGTAATGCTAATTTATCTGCTGCGGTAACCGCGACAGCAGCAGGCAGTTGTAATATAGCGATAATAAACCACTCTACTAGTGCTGCTGCGTCAAGTGTCTCCCTAAAAGTAAACTTCGCCGTCATCAAAGTCGCAACCTCCTAAACGGATATAAACGGATATGGCCCTTAACCCATCACCGCAGAGACAGTCAGTCGTCACGTTCCCTACGCCGAACGTCAACGACATCCTATTCTTTGAGTCCGTAGACGCAGAGCGGGTCGGAACAGACATACCGGAATACGGTAGCAAGCACCCAGACTCCAAGAAGTGGCCTAACCACAGACTGGTTCACGTCGAGGCCGCTGACCCTAAACAACAGACTCGGTATTACCGTTACTATTACGCGGCTGACCAGCTTGATCAGGACAACGATAACTGGTCGCACACTGAAGCTGACATCGGAGGAACTAAGTTCGACGCCGTGGCGCGTGACTACGTGATCCGCCGTAGCGAGTTTGACCCAGAACTTCCCGCGATGGGGGCTACTATTCCCAATGTTCCGGTCGATAAGTTCCCCTCATCCGCTAGAGTCGATGAACTTGGCCACAATTATAACGATACGTATGTTCTGGCACAGCGAAAGCAGATCCCGATTAACGACAAGGTGCTTAACGGTCTGTATGTCATCGAGCAGCGGGTCTACGTGAAGAAAGTCCCCATGTATCGGCTGGACTACGACGAGTTTTTCTCAAAGACGAACTACACGAAGCAGACCCTGATGTATGCGACTGAGGTTCCGTATGGTGAGTCATCTACTATTTCTACTTTAGCGAAAGACCCTAATGATGACTACTGGCAATTAACGTCGGGCGGCATTTTACGGACGGTTCAGCAACTCTCGGACAACTGGTATGCGGTCACAAAGCAACAAGTTGTGAATACCGCCGACGGGGGCGGAGCCTTCTCCTATACTTCGTATGTGAATTACTCTTTCCCGCCTGTCTTAGAGGCTATTTATTTTGACCTCTGGGAGAAGAGATCCGGTGCTGAGACCTACTCACCAAGGGTCAAATACTCTAAAGGGGCGTATAGGGGGCCGTGTAAGGCAATCGTTTCTGTTGTGTGGTCTGACAGTCTACCTTCTCCAGATACTCTTACTAAGGTCATGCAGCCCGAATCAATCGCTGTATCTACCCCTTACTTTAATCTGAGCGTCAGGGAGACTCTACACGGACCCGTAGCCGTAAGTGTGACTAACGGGACAGAAGACGAGACTTATGTCTACACCGCTGGAACTTATAATTTCGACGCGACTAACCACACCGACTGGCCGGAGGAGATGACTGTGTCTTCTACCGTTAAGAAGTTTAGGGGAGGATGGTTGAAAGAGACCACGAAGATTTTCAAACCTGTTGTTTAGATGAGTGAACCGTTTGAAAGAGGCAATATAAACTTACCAGTCCCGCTAAACAACGCGCCACAGGACAACCCAAACTACGATGTCCCGTTCGACACAGGTGGTGAGTCTTCAATGGTGGAGACTTCTAGGGAACCTCCAGACTACAAGCCGTATCCCTTTGCCCTGAGACCCTGCCCCGTCGGTGAGGGAGAAGCAGAAAATGCGGAGGGGATACACATCTGTTACGGCGTTCTGGTTCATCAGATTAACAAGATGGTAATTGGGCCGGACGGTTTGGTATCTCAAACAGGTATAACTAATCCGCAAGTAATTACCCCCGACCAACTCAAACCTGAAGAGGGTGAGAGTGGGGAGAACCGTTATAAATTCTATAGGCTAAATTGGCGTGGTGATGTCTACCTTTACTGGGAAACCGATTCATCAGGTTCTGTTACTTTATGTGAATTAAAGGGGCCAGATGCACCGGACCAACAAAGCCTACCTAATGACGACGGCGGTAAGTTCTGGGTTAAAATTGGAACCGTCGCGGAGGGAGACGCGGGTTACGACATCCCGTCACTAGACCAGAACATATCTACCGACGTTTACTGGATAACCGCTTTCGCGGAGCCAGAGGATGGGGGCGACGGCTCCAGCTCCAGCTCCGACTCTGGTTCCAGCTCTACCTCTGATTCCGGTTCCGATAAATCAACGGCCATTGTGCCGATGGACTGGCATGACAAAGGATACGGTGCGCTGTTCACGATGGAGTCCAACGAGGTTCTCTTTGAGTTCGTGATGCGTGATGTTCCTGTAATAGGCCCCAAAACCGTAACCCGAATCGATGATCGATTTTTAGCGGTATGTGAGCCGGACTCGATGACCGTCACTGGCGTAGCTGGCGACAGGGCCGGATCAGTCGGAGCGGTGGTCGAGGAGAACAACGTGGTTCTTTCAGCTTGGCCTTTGTCTTTCTTGAGGCCCAAAAAAGTTACTTTGAAGTTGACGGGAGTCCGCAAAGGATTTAAGCATCTTGATATGCCTGAGCGCAGTAGAGAGCAATTCATCGCTAACGAGAAGTTTATTAACTCAGCCTATCCTAGAAAGTAAAATGGCGTTACCTTGTGAGGCGCAAATAAACTTTTACGACGCAGGCGGAAGCGTGGTGGAAGGGCCGTTTGATTTTGATTGGGATGAAAGCAGGGGTCTCTACACCACAGGAGCAGGAGGTGGGGAACAAACTATCCAATGGAATGGCGTTGGTTGGGTCTACACTGACGCCTTGGGAGACCTATACGCAGGGGGTACAGACGCAGATGATCCGGCAGGTAATTACATAGACACTTCTTCTGGCTCGTCCAGTGCAATTACCATAACCACCACCACTAGCGGTTCGACTTGCAACTACAGCGACAGTGCTGGCAGTGGCAGCAGCAGTGGTTCCGCTAAGAGTAGCTCATCAGTATCAGAAGGAGAAGGCTCACCGTGAAAAACCTAACCGACTGGTTTGACCGCGTTTACGTGATCAACTGCGCCCATAGACCAGACCGTCTTGAGGAGACCAAGAGGCATCTGGAGGAAACCGGAATGGCTAATAATGACTGGGTTCACTATTATCCAGCTATTATTGGTGACTGGACAACCTGTCCGGCGGACTGGGGTTCCGGCAGAGGGGCGTGGGGTTGCCTGCGTTCGCACCAGCGAATCCTTGAGGACGTAATCCACGACAGGGACGGTAACGGGAACCCGAACCTCATGAACGTATTGGTGCTGGAAGACGACGTAATCTTCAAGGAAGACGCGCTAGAGAAGCTTAATGAGTTCATGGAGGACGTGCCAACCGATTGGGGGCAGATCTACTTAGGTGGTCAGCATCGAAGGAAAAAAGGCGAAACGGATTCCCCTAACGTGGCAATTGGCAACTCGGTTAATAGGACGCACGCTTACGCTGTGAACCAGCCTACTTTCACGCAGTTCTACCGCCACATCTCGTATGCGACGGACTACCGTAATACGAGCAAGCACATTGACCACCAGCTTGAGTTAGCGCACCGTCGCAAGGACTGGCCCGTTTACTGCCCGAAAGAGTGGATCGTGGGCCAGCGAGCAGGTTCGTCGAATATTAACGGTAAGTTAAACGAGACTAAATTTTGGTAGTGAGGATAAAGAGTGGACAAACGGTAATCGGTTTTGTAAAGATATTTAGACGATGAGACTTATTGTTACATTTGCTATCGGCGGGATGCCTTGGGTAGGGGCGTCCGTAGCTTCCATGCGTGATTATGCAAGTAAAGTAGGCGCAGACTTTCACGAAGTGAAGTGGTTCCCTGACGAGTCGAGCAAGCCTTATAGTGGAAAACCCGTTTGGGCTTTTGTCGATTTTCTGAAGCGGTTTCGAGAGCAAGATTATTATAAGGAATTGTTAGTGCTAGATTGCGATGTTCTTATTCTGCCGAGTTGCCCTAATCTATTTGAAATGGGGGGCGACCTGATATGTTCGCCAGATCAAGCATGGCCGACGAAAGACGATAGGTATAAAGAGTGGGTCGCCAAATATTTCCCTGACAGCACGGAGAACGATCACGGCGTAGAAGGTCTTTACTTCAACGCAGGTATATTACTGTTCCGTTTGGAGGCTCTTCGCACCCTCAACCTTGAACCACCATACCCCGATGAAATGGGCTACGATCAAGATTTCTTAAATGTGAGGGCATCGGAAGCGGGAATCAGCATTACTTGGGTGGGTGAGGAATACAATCAGCGTAACGTGGACGACCGTCAATGGACTCTCGCCAACAACCATATCTTGCACTTTGTAGGCGGAGGCAAGGCAAGATTGATGGATTACGCTAATTTCTTAGGGATAGGATAGGGCGGGAAGCCTATTTCTCAGTGATTGACTTGCCGTCCTAACCCGACTATATTCGGCCTATGCCAGCGTTGACTGTCAAGGCCGTAACCAAAGCCCTTTCCGACTATGTCCGCCCCGATGAGGATATCGTGGCGAAATTGAACATGGTCATGCCCCGCCTCTACGCTATGGGTATGTGGCGGGATCTTCTGTATGACTGGTCTATTGAGACCAAGAACGACTATTTCGCGCTGCCAGAGCATTCTGACAGCCTTTTAGGGGCTATGTTGCAGAACTCTCCGGTAGAAGTACAGTCTCAGTGGCACGACTACCGGATCTCAGGCTACGCCAGCGACGGCCCCGCGCCCATTTTCGGTGTGATCGATGACGGGTTCCACCCCACCAAAGAGGGTATTTCGTATGTGTCAGGTGCTAGAAATCTAACATTGATAGCCGCTGGGGGTGCTAGCTTCTTGCCCGATGAAGGAGTTGTAAAAGTCAGGTATGTAGTTACATCTACTGGAGTAGCAAGCACCTCCACTACTGATTTATCTGACTATAATAATCAACCTTCCTTGACGATTGAAAATCAAGAGGTAACGGTTGAAGAGATTTCCTTCGATAATGTCCCGTCTTTGATGGCGGTTAAATCCATCGATAATGACGATAACACTGACGTTACTACCCTAGCAGAGATCAAAGGCGACGGAGTAGCTCGCTACCGCCGATTCCGGTTCTCCAACAGCAGCGGAACTACTCAGAACGTCAAACTACTACTCAAACGAGCATGGGAGCCAGTCCTGACGCAGGACGACATCATGTATCTAGGCAACCTGAACGCCATCAAGCACGGTCTTTTGGGCATGTTGGCAGAGGACAACGCCGATTTGGAACGCGCCCAGTATCACTGGACGATCTGCCGCCAGCTTCTCGACGAAGAACTGGACGCCACCAGAGGAGCCGCGAAGCCTAAAGTCACCCTCAAGCCCACCGGAAACAATTTTAACACTCCAAACATTATTTAATTCATGACTAACAACATCGAAAAACAATCCTTCGGCCAGAGCGGAGCGACTGTAGTTACAAACACTGCCGCCACTACGGGAGATTTCTGCGCCATTCAGGTGCTAGAAGAAGCTAACTTCAGCGCAATCACTTGGCCCGAATTGACTGGAACTTTGACCGGATTTGCCATTCCTGCCGGAACGGTTATCTACGGCCAGATTACCGCCTTCACCTTAGCCTCTGGCAAGGTTCTCGCATACAACCAAGTATAACGACACCATGTCTCGGCTCGGTCTCAGCTTAGGTCTAACTACGGGTAGCCCACTATCCCCATTCGACCCTCTATCGCTCAACCCGATTCTCGCATTCGAGGCAGAGAAGTCGATGCTCGCTGCGGGAGACGCTGCTGCTACAAACCTTGATTTGGTAGCCACTCTCGATAACAGAGTAAGCGGAGGCGCGAATGCAGCTCAAAGCACCGCCTCCAAACAACCCGTTGCCCACGTCCCACTCGGTAGCGGTCATTTGCATCTTTCAGGCGTGAGCGGTAATTACGCAGCACTGGCAGCAGGGGTGGACTTAGGAACTCAAACCGAGGTTCTCATTGGCGTTAAGGTCCGAACATGGAGACCTTCAGCCACTCAATCCCTTATAGACCAGTATCCGGCTTCCCTTATGGTGTGGCAAAGGACTACTGGGAAGATACAAGTCTATTATGGCACAAGCGACAATTTCCAGACCGCTAGTGCGATTCCTACTGATGCTCCTCTTGAGACTGTAATTAAAGTGGTAAGAGACGGAACAGATGCTTCAACGGAAGTATTCTACAAAGACCACGATGGTTCATTTGTTTCTTTGGGTTCTGATACCTTGGGATCAGTCGGATCGGCTCCATCAGGCTCAGGTCAAGAATTTAGTATCGGTCGTTGGCGTTCTGGTAATCAGAACTACGCTGACTGTTCATTCCAGACGCTAAAGATCACCGCTGATTCAGTAGTTACTCTCGATGTGACTATGGCTGACGGTGAACACAAAGCGTCGTCGTTTACTTGCTCGACAGGTCAAACCGTCACCATCAACAAATCAGGAAACGACCCTGCCGCCATTATTCGTCGCAGTGTCCTGAGATTCGATGGAGCATCTGACTCATTAGTGGGTGTGTTCAACGAGTCGAATACAACTGGCGGGTATTTCTTCGCCTCCTTTAGTGTCAACGGAGACAGTGGCACAACGTCGGGCCGCATTTTCAACATGAAATCGTCCGATTATCATTTGGCATATAATAGTAATCGTTCATTTATATGGTCACTCCGAAACTCGAACTCAAATGACTTGAGCTATTATTTCGCAAGTGCCTACAGAGGAACTCACTCAGGCGGGTTCGACCCTGCCAACGGCGTCATTTTGCACGAAGTCAAAGCCGTCGCCGGAACTCAATTTTCCAAATTGAACGGCGGCGACATTCAATCAGGGTCGCTATCCCTGACAACCTTATCCTCGGAGGATTTCTACATCGCTCAAAATCCTTCTGGAACCGGAAACCCCGCCATCGATTTGGAAGCCCTCTACCTGTTTGACGAGACTCTGACCGACGATGAGGCGACAAAGGTTCGCGATTACCTCAACTCGAAAAGCTCCATTTACTAAGCCATGCCCGAAGAAGAATACATCGACGAACCACTCACTGAACTGGAGCGGGATCAGCTAGACACCGGATGGTTCTATTTCCTAGCCACGCCAGAAGCCTACCCCGCACTGTATGGATACGTTGACGAGTCGCGAGGCTACCCGATTGAGGGTGAAAAGGCTTCGACCCTTCACGGCCTACCACCAGCCGAAGAACTAATGATGGCAACCGACGGCAGTGGTCAACTAATGCTTCAACTCGCAACGTGGAGAGTGTCCTCGGACGATCTCGCCGTCCTTGCCCCTTACATTGCAGTCGGCGAAGTCTCGACCATCACCAAGGCCGAATGGGATGCCATAAAGCCCGTCGAAGACGAAAACCTCTAACCAGAGCAGACCGCAATGTTCCAACACATCACACACCCAATCTCCGGCATCCTAGCATCCATCTTCGTTTTCATGTCTACGCTGCCCGAAAACATCAACGTAATCATCCAGATGGTCTCAGCTTTTCTCGGCTTGATCATCGCCGTCCTCTCTGCTATAACAGCAGTTGAGAAATTCCGTAACCGTAAGAAAAATGATTAACTACATCATCGAAAACAAAGAACAGCTCTTCGGGGTTGTTACCGCCGTCATCGCAGCCGCATCAGCTATCGCTGCCCTCACCCCTACACCGAAGGACGATACCTTCATCGGTAAAGCCTACAAGGTCATCGACTGGCTCGCGCTCAACGTGTTCAAGGCTAAGGATAAGTGATTAGGGAATGTCCGACTTATTTGAAAAAAGTGTAGCTGCCAGAGCTAAAGCTGCCGCTAAAGCTGCCGCTAAAGCTGCCGCTAAAGCTGCCGCTAAAAAATCGGCTAAAGCGGCCACCGAGTTCGATCCTGAAGGTATAAGATATGACGAAAAAACAGGTGCGGAACTTGCGGAGCTAATGCCTTTAAATATAGATAAACCTACGGATAGGCCGACAGAAGAGGAGCTTGCCGCCCTCGCAGCCGGAGATTCCGTTCCCGAAAGAACCCATGAAGGAGCATTTGAAGCGTGGGTGTGGCATCGCGCTAACGAGGATGACCCTAATAGTCCCTTTGATTGGTATAAGCACAAAGGTAGTATTGACCCTAGAAACGGTATGCTCTTAAAGGGTATGGGACACACATCTGTCAAAACAGCTATCGACTATGAAAAAAATCAAGGAAGGCACTTTGTAAAAAGGCCCGATGGAAGATATATCTTACAAAAGATAGAGAAATGATCAAACTACTGACCGCAGCAGCTAAGGCATACATAGCTTACGTCGGTCTCAAACAAAGGACATACGTTTATGAACTGGAAGACGACATTGATGAGCTTGCCGCTGATGGCTCTCCTGCTGCCAAGCTGCGGATCGAACGCTTGGCGAAACGACTCAAGTTTGAACGAGAGCGCATTGCTCGACCCTCCGACGGTGACGCTGGTTGATGGCGTCACGTACCAGTTTGGAGAGGGCCAGCTAAAAGGACGAGGCCAGAAGTTTCACAGCGATTATTCATACCGTCGCGCAATCATTATCGGCAAATGAGTCCAAGTAAAATACTCGACAAGATCCTAGAACTTGTAGCCGCTTACAGAGCGGCTAAAGCCGTCAAGCGTAAGAAGGTTAAGAATCTCAAGAAGGTCGCCATCTGTGTGGGCCACAGCCGGATCGGCGACAAAGGGGCCACGTCCGTCGGAGGCGTAGACGAGTGGTCTTACAACAAGAAGGTCGCAGACCTGCTGAAGAGCCACCTGCGTCACCAAGGAGTCCAATCCGTTGTGTTCGATGACTACCCGTCGGAGAGCTACAGCGGCGCGATGGACTGGTTGGGTCAGAGTATCGCGAAGGAGAAGTGCGACATCGCAATCGAACTGCACTTCAACAGCTACTCAAGCTCGAAAGCAGAGGGATACGAATATTTATATTACCACACCAGCAACAACGGTCGCCGTCTGGCTGAGTGTTTCCGAGAAGCCCACGCTGAGACCTTTAAGGTGCAGTCAGACAGAGGAATCAAGCCGATTGAATCAGATGGTCGCGGGGGCGGGTTCTTGAGGAGCGTGCCGCCGCCAGCCGTTATCTGCGAGCCTTTCTTCGGTAGCTGCCCAAAGGAATGGATTCTCTTTGACGTAAAGCACTCACTACTGGCCGACGTATACGCACAAGCGATCACCAGCTACTTTAAGAACGCATGAGGAACTACCAAAAAGAATACGACAACTACCACAGCAAGCCGGAGCAGAAAAAGAATCGGGCTAGCCGTAATGGCGCACGCCGAAAGATGAAGAAGATCTTAGGCAAGCGGGTCAAGGGCAAGGACGTTGACCACAAAGACGGTAATCCAAGAAACAACTCACGCGGGAACTTACAACTACTCAGCAAATCAAGAAATAGATCAAAAAAGTGAAATCTCTAAAATCAGTCATGATCGCGGGTCAGCGGATCAAGATCCACAAGACTGAGTTAGAGGGGTGCTACGGTCAGTATCTTCATGAGAAGCGGATAATCCAGTTACATAAAAATCTACCGGAACACGAAATCATCCCGACCCTACGCCATGAAATGTTACACGCCGCCTTCCACATCGCTGGTATCTCGTTCTGCGAGAACTTTGAAGAAGAAGCCTGCGTCCGCTGTATCGACGAGGTCTTCTTTCCCGCCTACGAACGAATCCTTAAACGCTTAAAATGAAAAAGAAATCAAAGGTAAACGAGGCAGGCAACTACACGAAGCCTACGATGAGGAAGCGTTTATTTAACTCAATCAAGGCCGGAACCAAAGGCGGTAAAGCAGGTCAATGGTCCGCACGAAAAGCACAACTGCTAGCAGCAAGATACAAAAAAGCCGGAGGAGGCTACCGAGACTAATGAAAAAAGAAGAATTCAAACCACACATGATGTATGACAAGAATGGTAAAGGCTACAAGGCTGAAACCTACGAGCAGCACCTTGCCATGAAGAAGAAAGGCTACGGCCACACTAAGCCATCTACCAAGAAGAAGGCTAAGAAGATTATCCGTAAACGATCTAAACCCCAATCCGGTTACTAATGCCTAAGAAAGCTTCACAGAAATCCCTCGATAATTGGACTGATGAGAAGTGGGGAACCAAGTCTGGTAAGCCGTCGCTTAAAACGGGCGAGCGGTATTTACCAAAGGCTGCGCGTGAGGCTTTGACTGACGAAGAGTATGCCCGAACCAGCCGTAAGAAGCGTGAAGGTATGCGGAAAGGTAAGCAGCACGTCAAGCAGCCCAAAAAGATCGCGGAGAAGACTGCGAGTTACAGGAGCAAGAAAAGGCTCCTGAAGAAAGCGCGTAAGCGCAAATAATGAGTCGTTTCATACTCTACAAACCTACGCCAGAAGATGTCGCAGAAGCGTGTCGAAGATCTGATGCGTTAGGAGAGTTGAGGACATCGTTCACGAATGGTAAAGGCAACATGACTGGCTTCTTAGGTGAGGTCGCTTTCGAGAATACCTTCAAGCAGTTCGACTACGTCGGCGATACGTCCTACACGCACGACTATGAATACAAAGGTCTCAAAGTTGATGTTAAGGCCAAAAGCTGCAACACCCCTCCTAAGCTGGACTACAACGCCTCAGTAGTCAGCACCAAGTTCAGTAAGTTTGAAGCCGACGTATACTTCTTCATGCGAGTCCACAAAGGTCTACGGAAGGTATGGCTTTGTGGTTGGACTCCTAAGAAGACGATCATCCACAAAAAACGATTCAACAAGAGAGGGACTCACGACAAAGACGGGTTCCGCTTCAAGGCCGACGGATACAATATCGAGATTAAGAAGACCCGTCGGCCCGACGCTTTCGAGTCACTCTTCCTCCGGCGGTAGTTTTTTGTGGTGGAGGTGACCCGTATTTTTAAAGACGGGCCTTATTCCGTTTGGTGCGACGAGTTCGATAAACTCACTCAGCGGGGCATCCGCGTAGAGGTCTATGGTTGATGGATCACCTCCCACAGCCTCTATCGCTTCACGAAGGTCTAGCCAGAACTCACCGCAAAGCTCCTGCCTCTTTATCTGAATGTCCTCGTTTGTCATCCGCTCCATAACCTATATCGTAATTCTCGCTGAGATCAATACTCCATAATTTGCCACCGCCCTGTCCTTGGGACATTACGGGACGGATCTTGTTGTTAACCCGACTTGCTTCTTCCAGAGTGATCATGCCTCGTCGGCAGAACTCCAGATTACGAGAAGAACCAACGTCACGACCGTTGTTTAGTTCATGCACCATCACCTGAAACTCAGTCAGAGTCCCGCTCCATTTACCCATGTCAGGGTGAATCTCACGGCAACGCTTGGCGAAGAACTCGACCAACTCCGCGATGGAACTGCGACTGCTGTTGTCGTATGCGGCGTCCGCGATGGTGGGGTCGATGTATGACTGCACACCGAACCGGCCAACGTCCTCGACCTCTTTAGGAACCTTCCAGTCGAGCAGGAACTTACCGAAGTGCGGTAGCTCTTGTTCGATGGTAGCCTCTAGCTGGGAGTTAGCTGGAAAACTATTAGTGGACTTATTGCTAATCAACAAAGCCATGAGCTTATCGCGGTTACTGGTATCCAGAGACGGGATCACTGACAGTGAGTTGGCGTCCATGTTCAGCGACAAGATAACTCGACCTGTCCAAGGAATAGACATGGCGTCCGCATACTTGGCCATATACTCGACTCTCGGATTGGCTACCGCACGCTTGAGCAGTTCGGTCGCACGTCTCTGGTCTTGGAAGCTAGCTGCCGAGGTCGTATCGTCAATAACCCATGAGGCGACACGACCTAAGTCTTTGTTGAACTTCGTCTGACCTGACAGGTAGTCAGACGCATCAGAGAAACCACCTACAAGGCCACTGATAATTTTGTTCGACAATAGCGACTTGCCGCGACCTGTCGGCCCGACCAGCAGCAGAGCTTGTCCCTGTAAGGGAACCCTATCCAAAACCGCAGTGTAGAAACGCTGCATCCATGAGTAAAAATAATCTAAGGCGGAGTTCTTTGAGCTATTCGCGAATAGCTGATTCAGCCATTGGTGCAGGAACGGCCACTTCGATGGATCTCCATCTGAGTCTGGTTCCACCGGAACTAAGTTAGAGCAGTTGAGAATACGGGTAGCGTTGTAGGATACAATGCGTTCGCTTGAGAACACCACAGGTGCGATCTCATCGATCCGGTTGTTATTGCTCACCGTGAGGAGAGCTTCCTCCACCTCGCTGATCGCCCTGCCTCTCCTGACCCTGACAGAGAACCCCGCTTGACGAAGCTCCAGAAGGAGTTGCTCCTTCGGTATCGACACGGCGTTTCCGTATAGGAGCTTGAAGAAGGTCTTACCATTGAACCAGTATTCGTCGAGTAGGGTAGACAACTTCTTGGTCTCGTAGTCTTTGACAAACGAACCGCCGAAGATATCTCCCCAACTCATGAACCCTTTACCAGCACGGTCGCTGTAGCACACAACTCCATCCTCCACTACCTGACAACCGTCTCGGTCGATCCCATCATCGATCCAGAACAACGGACCTCTGGCCCCTACTTCAAACTCACCGAACCAGCGGTTCGGGAATCGGGATTCGACTTCCGGTGCAACCACGTCTAGGGGAACCGATGTATCTGAAGATTCCGGCGGCTTCGATGACACAGCCTTAGACAGGCAGGCATGAACCACGTCTGTCGGGATCTCGTCTCCTGTTTTAATCCAGTCTTCACCTAACTCAAAATATTGATTAGGTTTCAATGAAGTCTTATCAAAACCAGCGAAGAGTTTGTCCATCTTCAGCGACTTGTTTATGTAGCCCATGAACGAGTCATACATAGAGGGGTCAATCGGTATGGAAGAATCAAATTCCCAAACTAGTCGGAGGTAACCACTTTGAGTTCGGCTAGCCCACGTAGGGAACGGTATACCCACACAAGCGTTGGCCAACTTATTCCGAAAAGACTTCCAATCGATGGGTGAATCGTAGTCGGCTACTGCGCCGTGGATCTTGTGGGCGGGGTTATCGTTGCTTACTCGTTTGGAAGGTGCGCGTCCTTCAACGCAAGAATAGAATACGTGGTCGGTATTACTGTTGCTGCACCATTCCCGATAGTCGGCTTTATTCTTAAATGAGGGTTTAGTTAGTTTAAGATTATCGAGTTTACTAATTTTCTGGGCTTTGCTGTCGCGTAAGTTACGCAAATATCTGTAGGTCATTATTTTTGGTATTGGGTTAGAATTTCTCCCTCCGCATCCAGAGGGATATCACTAATCCACTCAGGAGGAGTGGACATAATTTGAGTAATTTTTTGTAGGACTTCTTCGGCTTCGTCTTCATCACACTCGCAGATCACTTCATCGTGAACATGGAAGATAATGTCTATGCCAGCCTTGTCGATCTCTAACATCATAAAACTGAAAATATCTCTGGCCAGAGCCTGTGAGAGATTCTCAGCGAGGACTCCTCCCCACAGTTTCATGATGCGTTTCTGGCCGTTCCGGTTGATACTGGAAACAAACTGGATTCGTCCTTGGGCCAGAGTCTTGCGGATGTTCCCGTAGTTAAGAGACCTTCCAGACGGTAGCGGTAGAGACAGGTGGCCGACATCATAGGCTTTATCGATTTCTTTGTTGAGCTTCTTCCAGTATTGGGGAACCTTCGCGAGCTTGGTTCGGTAAAGATCCACAGCGTCTTGAGCTTCTTTCTGAGGCATATCATACATCTCAGCAAACCGTTTAGCCCCTGCACCGTAGCCGCAGCCCAATACGAGAGCCTTGACTTTGTGTCTTAGCTTGGCGTCCTTCTTCTTCAGGACTCCCTTGTCTTCAGACCACAGACCGAACTGGATCGCGAACGCTTCGTAGATGTCGTCTGACTTCTCGATTGCGTCCATCGTCTCTCGGTCACGGGATAGCCAGCAAAGGGTGCGGACTTCGATCTGAGAGAGGTCAACGACGACTAGCTTCTTACCTTTAGGCGCGGTAATGAGGTTACGCATATTGACCCCGAACATTCCTTCTCTCGGCAGGTTCTGGAGATTAAGGTTACCACCACTACCACTGAAGCGTCCGGTGTGTCCGCCAAAATACATAATGCCGCCGTAGTATCTGCTGTCCGGCATCGTCGCGAAGTCGAAGCTATCGAGCTTCTTCTTGATCGTGTTTATACGACGCCAGTTCGTTACGGCCTCGATCCATTTGTATTTGTGGCCATGCGCCAGTATCCACCGCTGGGCATCGACATCAGTTTTAGCGAGTGAGGCTGGCGGCTCGATGCCAAGTTGAATACAGTGTTCGTCAAATGCTTTACGGCTAAGTAGAGGCTTCTCGTCTGCCCAAGGTATCGCCTTCTCTGTTTCAAAGATGAGTTCGTTGATTGTCTCCTTAGCTTTGCGTAGAGCGTCCACGTCAATCGGGATTCCCCTCTGGACGATGCGTCGGTTCGTGACGCTGATGTCCCGCTCAAACTGTGACCATTTAGACTCGTAAGCCTTCCACAGACGGAGGCAGAGGACGGAGTCCTTGATGGCGTATTCCTCTACTTCCTTCTGGAACTCTTTAGTCATACCCGCCCACGTCTTGCCAGACATATTATCGCGGGTGGATTTGGAGATCTCCAGATCGAAAGCTTCGGCGGTTGAGTTCTTCAGCGATCTGGGCAAGCCAACCGCAGCGGCCATGTCAGCGGTGCAGTGCCACTCGGCTGGTTTTACCTCCGGCCACCAACCGCAGTTGATTCCGTATAGGTAAAGTGTTTCATCGAATGATGCGTTATGGGACAGGACGATGTTGCCGTTAAGCAGGTTCCAGTCAAAATCTTCAGGGTGGCCAACCCATTCGTAGCCGTCATCTCCTACAACGCTCACCATATAGGCGTCGAAGTCGTAATGGGAGAAGTAACCTAACGGGCCAAGCTTACGTATCGAGCAGTGCTTGTCGTAGTAGGTTTCAAAGTCTAATGCATATGTAATCATATAAGTTTATTTGTGAGCAGAAAAAACCCACCGCAAAGGAAAAAATTAAAAACTCTGCGGTGGGCTTATGTCTTGCTATTACTATTCCTAGTCCAATTCCAATTCGGTTTGCTCACCAGTAACTTGCTGGAGTGCCTCCCGAACTACCCGCAACTTTTTCAAGTTGCCTCCGACTTGCGAGAGTTGATCCTCGACTTCAGCGATCATGCCGTCGAGCATCTCGATCTCATTGAGAAGGAGATCGCGGGTGTTTTGTTCTTTCTCTTCGTCAGTCATAATTACGCTCCGAGAAAGTTTTTAACAAAGGCGGTGACATCCTCATCGGCTTCTTCCTTCGTCACGGTGAGTGACGGATTAAACCAAGTATACTTGCCCTTGCTGAGTTCTTCAGAAACGAAGTTCCACACTTTGCTGTGAATAGGAACTCCAGACTGGAGAGCAGCGAATGTCGCAAGACGCTTGTAGGTTGAACGATACGCGTTCTTCCCTACGTTGATCTTGCCTAATGCGTAGTTGTGGTCGCCGATGGGCAACTGGAACGCATCGCCTTCTTCACTACCTTCAGGCTGACGCATGAGGAGAGTGATCTCGGCGAACTCAGTCATGTCCCAATCCGACTCCGCTTCAATGGCGTCGGCTTGTTCTTTAGACCAAGCGATGCGGGGGATATCCTCTTCCTCGAAAGGGATATTCTCCCGCCAGCCCTTCTGGGCAGCTACGGTGATCACCTTTACCGGAGTGTCCGGTGGGGCGATCTCATACGTCTTGTCGAAGAGAATCGACCCGACAGGTGCGTCGGATTGAGACATCTTTTGACAGACGTTAATACGTGGAATCTCGATGTCCTCTACGTCGATTTCGATTCCGCTTACGTTGGTGGAGAGACCAGTGTTGGTCTCGGCAGCAACGACTTCTTGCTTTTGGGTTTTAGCCATAATATCAATTATTGGTTTGGTTTATTGAGTCGCGACACAGTGCCGCTCGTCTGATGTTTCTACGATTCCTGCGTCTTCGCATTCGTCGAGGAAAGTTTGTCTGCTGTCGGTTCCTGCTTTCTTAGCAACCTTGGCGAGAGGGAAGTTAACTTGATCCAGCAGCGTGTCCAGATCAATTCCATATTTTTTTGCGATTTTTACAAAAGTCGCGTTATCGGAGATCTTTCTGGTTCTGCCCATCGAGCGGAGTTTAAGACCGTCAAGCTGCTCGCCATCTTTAAGAGCGTCGAGTGTTTTGCGTTTAATCGACATCGACCAGTTCTCCACGATCTTCGCTATGTTAAATAGCTCAGATAGTCTGGCCGGATTGTCAACGTCAGTCGGATCGATGTCAGGCAACGTGGTATCGAGTTTCTTAGCCACACTGATAACGAGACCGCCTAACGCAGGACAAGTATCTTCATGCCTACAGAATCGGCAATACTGAGTCGGGGTGCATTCCTCAAGCTCAGGTGTGCCGGACTCCCATTTCGGTCTGACTTCTTCGCCAGCCTTGATGACTCGGCTAAGGTCTTCGACCAGAGTAGGGAGGTCTTCTCGCGTGAACGTGTGGTGCAACGTCGCATTGTGCTGCGGAACGTAGAACGCGAAGACGATCTCCTTGATGTCGGGATACTTCTGGAACGCTCCGGTCGTGTATGCCTTCGCTTGCCAGTTCTTATCTGGTGGGTCAATGATACTGATTCCGGTTTTGTAGTCAGCCATGACCGCACGGTCACCGCCTTTAAGGATCAAGAATCGGTCACAGGTTCCCCATGTCTCAGTGCCGTCTAAGGCAACCTCAACTTGGATCTCGTTAAGCTCTTCCTCGATCTCATCGAAGTTCCCCATGAAGTCCTGCTCCATCGCAACGATCTGCTCATAGATCTCATGCTCCTGCTCAGTGTGTAGGGCAGAAGGATCAAAGATTTCAAGAGCCTCATGAATACGAGTCCCCATCTCAGCAGCGGGTGACGTGCCGTCTCGGCCTTGGTAGCCAGCACAAGCGGCTACATACTTCAGGCTCGACGGAGAGAACTCCGCGTGACCTCTGCTTTGGTGGTCTGGTTGGTTACTCGTCATCATCTCCTAAAATGTATATTTTATGCTTCACCATCGCTTCGGCTACTTCGTAAGCTATTTTTGCTCTCTGTTCCGGCGTCCCCACATTCATAAGTTGCATAGCCTGACCAGCAAAATAATCTAGTAAGGACATACCAAATATACAAGCTTCCTCTGTTGGGAAAGCTTTGAATTTAGTTACGTCGTGGTGTTCTAACTTTTCTTCGTTTTTCATAATTTTACTTTCGTCTACTGTTTTAGTTTCATTATTTTAGTTCGGGGTGAGAGCTTAACTGCCCCGTCAGCGAAGTCTTAATTGCCGGACTCTCTCGACAAAATTTTATTTCAGTGGCACGACGATATAATCATGGTGACCTTTATAGGATCTCGCATACTCCACACACTCTCTGAGATTGCCCGAGAAGTCGATGTATGACGAATCAATGACGTGATAATCTGTGGTTGGTAGGATCACATTCTTCGGGTTACGAACCAAATGCGTCGATGAGATACGCCAGCCGTCCGCAGAGTTGTTGACTACAGAGGTGAAGACGCGCATATCCGACGGATGGTCATCGCCGTCAAAACTCCTCATCATCTTCTCCACCTGCCACTTTGACAGGAGGACGGACGCGTTGATTTGTTCAGGGTCTTCTTTAGGCTCTTCCGAAATAGGTTCAGGTAGATCCGGTGAGGTAGAGCTAAACAACACTGCGGCTATGGGAGTGATGCATAATGCCAATACGAATAATTTTTTCATAATTCTAGTTAGTTGGTTTAATTTCTTTGGAGACGTTCTCCAAGATATTTCTGATAATAGACCTCATCTCACGATCAGTTTTTATTTTACGGTCTACCGCTTTAACAGCGTGGATGATACTACTATGCGACACGTATCCGAAATAGTCCGCGAGGATCTGATACTGGATTCCGTAGTTCACGCGCAGCAGTCCCGCCGCGACTGATCGGGGAGTAGAGTATCGGAAGGCTCTGGATTTTTTGAAGAGGTCTTCTTCGTCTACCGAAAACTCATCGGCGACGAGCGAGCAGACTTTTTCGATGATGTCTCGTTTGTATTTGGTGAGACCCTTAATTTGTTTTTTAGTGTCCATTTAACTCGTTATTGAAGTCATACTCAATGCCGTCGATGAGATCGTCCTTAATGAAGTCCGAAATAATAATGGACTGGTATGCCCGTGAGAAGTCGCCGGACTCGCTGTATTGTTCAGCGTCTTTCTCGCTGGCCTTGGCCCATTCTTTGAGGTATTTAACTAATTTCTTTTTCTTAATTTTCATGATCTGTTGTTGGTTATTGGTGTAGAGTGTTCAGGTTATCTGACTTCTGTTCGACAACACGCATGACGTGTTCTTCGATTGAATCGCTGGCAACTAAAATCTTCTGGATAGCGTCGCTCTTCGCGCCGTTGCGGTGGATACGCCCCAACGCCTGTAGGTGGTCTTTGACATTGAACGTAGGAGAGATCAATGAGATCCGCTGCCTACTACCGTTGATGTCGTGCAGCGAGATTCCGGTTCCGCCAGCGGCGATGTTGACCACGATAACGTGTTCTTTATCGTCTTGGAAGTCGTCGATGACCTGTTGCCGTTCTTCAGCCGACTGACCTCCGACGATAGCGGGGCAATCCAACAACTGCTGTAGTGTCTGGGCGGTCTCCGTAAAGTTCACGAACAGCACAACACTGTGTCCCTGCTCTACGTAGTCTCTTGCCATGTCGGCCATGTCTTTGGCCTTGAGCGATTCAGCAAGTTGCCTTGCCCTAAGAAGATTTACAAGAACCCAATCACTGTCCTCAACGGTTCCGTTCTCCAAAAGATTTGTGATGATCTCAGGAGTGATGTCTAAATCCTTATACGCCTTAGCTATCTTGGCAGCAGAGCCAAACGCAATCGGCTCCACGAATACACGGTTCGCTTTAAAGGAATCGGGGAAGTCGTCCACCGTGAGCCGCTTAACATTCTTCCCATACATGACCTTATTAAGATCACTGAGTTTAGTCTTACGTCGAAGCTCCCATGCGTTCCACTGGTTTTGGGAACAGCCGTATTGCATCATCCAGCCGAACCAACTTTTGACACCGTCCTCCGCTTTGTTGAGATTGTGCAGACCTAATGCGTATCCGATTGGTCGCATCTCAGTAGGGTCTTCGGCGGCGGTCGCGGACATCGCGTGGATCGAGTAGCCTTGTGCCACTAACGACACCAGCAGTTGAGCATTCTGCGTATACGGCCCTTTGCATCTGTGAACCTCGTCCACCAGCACTAATGTGTTTTTAGGCAAGTTCCACTTCATGATCTTCTTGCCACGCTTGGTCATGAAGTCTGTCCGGCCCGTTCTTATCTTCTCGTAGTTGAGAACGAAGAGCGGCTCGATGCCAGTCTCTTTAAGCTCACGCTCCCATGACGGGATCACCGCCTTCGGACACAAGACCGCGACAGGTCTATTCAAAGCTTTGGCCAGATGAGCGGCTACTACTGTCTTACCAGTCCCGACATGGCTAGTGTCGAGTGAGTTCGATCCCAGCTTGTGCTTCGCTAGGAAGAAGTCTAATGCGTCTTGTTGTTTCGGATATAACGTCTTCATTTATTGTCTATGAACAGACAAATAATTGAAGTTCCGCTATACGTCCAGAAAAATTTCAACTTTTTTTACCGCCCCAAATATATCGGGCGATGAGGTAGGCGTCGATCATGCCGTCGTGCGGTGTGCGGCATCGTTTATTAGCCAGCCAGTTCTCTGACGGCTCTAGCTGATTTGCTAGCCCCAACGCAACTTCTTTGGTCTTACCTTTAGGGACTCTGCCCAGCATGACCTTCTGCCACTTGTGGACTGACACGCGCATTATGTTTTCGTAGTCGTGGGACTCAGCCATGCCAACTAATTTACCAAACGAGATCGCCATTGACCTCACCGCTTGGCTACTCTTCGCGTGCGCGAGTGGTTCCTCGACCGCAAAGATAAAGGGGGTGTTTAGATCCATTACCCATTGGTGGACTTTACGGATGTCGATTTCTTTCTTCTTCGACATCTGGAGAGTAGGCATACGGATTTTATCGATGAGACTGCCGTCGTGTTTCGATATGGCGCAGAGTCCGCCATCTAATCCGTTGTCTACTCCGACGATCATATTTCAAGAGCGTCTCTTCTCCGCTGTTTTTACGGTTGGATCATAATTAGATCGCCAAAAACAATCTCCGCGATTTCTTGTGGGCTACCGAGAATAGGGTCTCCGTTAGGATAATACGCCCCAAGAAACTCACAATGTGTGCCGTTTTTCCACAATATAGATACTTGTTTTTGCCCATTGTCATACCATGAATCGAATGGCCCGTGAAGTTTGCCATTTTCAATTCCAGCTTTAACAAGGAGTTTGCCATTTTCATGGAACCTAATGGATGTTCCTGAAAACAAGCTATCTTCGTCCATGCTAGCGGACGTATAAAACGTGGACGTGAGATTGTTGGTATACAAATCCAAACCGTTTACGGTCGGCCCGTCTGGATAATCGGGGGCGCGAGAAACATACGACTCCACTCCAGATTTTACTAACAAGAAAAAAATTATGGCTGCTAATACTACTATTACTTTTTTCATTTGTTTTTAACTGTGTGTCTTCTTAGGCTGGTACTCAGGACAATACATATTGTCGCAGTTCTCGTCCACAGTCCCGTCGCACGTCTCGCAGTGTTCCTCGCGTTCCTCAGTGAGGAGAGCTTTCGCAAGAATCGAGTAATTCACAAGATCCTCACAGGCGTCATCAACCGACTCGCCAGCTACCTGCAACTGACCGTCGTTCACGAACGACTTAATCCGCATCAGTTTATCCTGCATCCTCAACAGCAATCCGGTAACCGGATGGAGTCCTAACGATTTAGCTGACTTGAAATTAGCGAGTGCGTCGATTGTCTCAGTGCCGCCGCAGTAGTCGCTGTTCTTTGCTCGCATGATGTCGAGCGTTTTCTTACACGTCTCTTCGTGGAGACGGAATAGGGTTTCGGGTTTCATTTGACTGGTATTGAATCTCCTCTGATCAGTAGGCCGTCTCCCTCCGCTGGCACAAGAACCCTGATCCCTTTCGGCAACGATTGCAGGTAGAACACTTCGCGAGCCGTTGACGCTCTCACTCGATACCATAGTCCGTCGGCGGTATCGACAGGAAATCGGAAATCAGAACCCTCATCTACGCGGGTAATGAACCTTGCCCCTACTTCGGGTTCACGATCTTCAAACATTGTGACGGTATTAAATCTCTTTTCCGGTCTCGGCGTCAATCGTTTTTTTCTGTTTTATCGCCCCTCCTCCTTTGTCCGCTTTGGAGTTGTTCAGGATAGAAATATCGATCTGCATCTTACTACTGCCTCCACCAGTCTTCGCGTTAAGACCTAAGTTACGTCGAATAAGCTGGTCGAGTTCAGACATCTCGCGGATTGTCTTCGGACCGCGTAGGGTCTTTATCGAGTCACGAAGCAACTTAATTCCGGCTGCGGCTACGTAGTGCTGGTATTTGTCGGCGGGTGAGTTCTGCGCCTCTGCGATCTCGCTAAGGGTAACGTCCTCTTCTTTGGACGCTCGGAACCGCTCCTCCACAATCGCGGAACTCACGGTCTCGTTGAAGTGGTCGTCGAGGTCTTCTTTGAGTTGATCTTTATCGTCGTCTGGTTTCAGGTGTTCGTCTTTGACTTTTTTATTGTGGATCAGGTTGTCGAGAACCTTGCCGTCCGACATATCCCCGTTCACCTTCGCAGCGACTCCGTGCTTCTTCAGCCATTTACGAATTGTATTGCGGTGGACCCCAATGTGTTGACCAATCGCACTATTACTGTAACCTTCTTTGTTAAGGCGCAAGGCTTCGGCCTCGCACTCCCGTATAGGTTTTTCAGACATCCACTTAATTATGCCTTCCGAAGCAGACAAACGCAAGCGCGTTCTGGAGCCGCGCATCGACCCACAATCCAAGAAAATGGACGTGGGCGGTCTAATGATCCAGCCCACCAGTCTCCTTACCGCTCTACTTTACGGTTTCGCGCACCACCCGAACGACAAGGCCAAGGAGTTCTACTTCTGGAGAGTATGCGACGAACTATGGAATAGGGAAGAACTACCGGAGCATATGATGGTTCGTCATCCTTGGGCCGAAAAGATGATTCGGGCAGCGATTAAGCACAAATATCTGGCGGTCGGTGGTTCTGCGTCGTCCGGTAAATCACACACAATGGCCGCATGGGGTATCGTCCAGTGGTTGTCGCAGCCACGCGATACGCTGGTTCTGATGACCTCGACTACCTTACGGGAAGCACGAAAGAGGATTTGGGGTTCAGTAATGTCTTTGTTGTCGGTGATCGATGGTGCGCCGATCAAGATACGGGATTCGATAGGAAACGCGGCCTACATCGATGAAAACGGCACTCTTATCGAACGGGCAGGTCTTTCGCTTATCGCAGCGGAAAAATCTAAGACGCGAGAAGCCATCGGAAAATTCATCGGAATCAAGCAGAAGCGCGTGATTATGATCGGCGACGAGCTTTCAGAACTTTCTGAGAGCATCTTGCAGGCTGGCCTGACTAACTTATCTAAGAACCCGTCATTTCAAATGATTGGTATGTCCAACCCGAACAGCCGATTCGATGCGTTCGGCGTCTGGTCGGAGCCGAAGAAGGGCTGGGAGTCCGTTGACACGCAGACCGCTGACGAATGGAAGACTAAATGGAACGGTAAATATATTAGACTGGATGGTGAGCGGAGTCCGAACATTACTTTAGGAGAGGTAAAGTATCCTTGGCTACCTACCGCTGAGAAGCTGGCGGAGGACAGGGCGTTATTGGGGCCGGAGTCCAGAGGATACATGAGGATGGTTCGCGCCGTCTTCTTTGATTCGGACGAAACGACGGGAATCTACTCTGAGGCGGAGCTTACCAAAGGTGGCGCGATGGGGGAGGTCGATTGGGTCGGAAAACCGACGGCGGTAGCCGGAATAGACCCTGCCTTCACGAACGGGGGCGACCGGACTATTATGTATACCGCCGAAGTAGGCTACGCCCGAAACGGCCAATACGTATGTAAATTGGGAGAGGCGATCCACCTAAACGATGACGCCACTAATAAAGCGGTTCCGCGCACCTACCAAATCGTCCACCAGATTATAGATCACTGTAAACGCCGAAATATCTCTGCTAACAACGTAGCACTCGACTCGACCGGAGCGGGTGCGCCGTTCTGCGACGTGTTGGCTGGTGAGTGGTCGAGCGACTTTATGCGCGTCACCTTCGGTGGTAAAGGATCAGACAAGCGTGTCAGCATGAACAGCCAGCTTACCGGAGCCGAACTCTACACGAATCGGGTATCCGAACTCTGGTTCGTTGGCAAGGAACTGCTGAGAACTAAGCAGATCTACGGTGTTTCATCGGATCTCGCACAGGAAATGTGTGCCAGAAACTACGACATGACTAAAGGAACAGGCACGCTGAGAGTGAAGATTGAGTCGAAACCAGAGTTCAAGGCACGGTTTGGTCGCAGTCCAGACTTGGCAGATGCTGCTTTCTTGGCTCTCGATTGCGCTCGCCAGCGTCTAGGATTAGTGGCTGTTGATCCACCGAAAGACGATAAGGATGCGGGGTTCAGGAAACAGGTTACGATTAAAAGTCTTAGCGGTGCGCTCAATAATCCAGATACCAGCCTGATCAGCTAAAAAAAACTTTTCTCTGAGGCTCTTAGTACCTTATAATATATTATAAGGTACTAAAGGTCTGGGAAAAAAGTTTTTTTTGCCCCGAATCCCGAAGATTGACACTTGTTCCTAAAACCTGTATCTTTTGCCTGTGGCGAATAAACGATTCAAGCGGCTCCCTTCTGGCCGTATCCAATACCACGGCGAGACGTTCGCTGGCTTTAATAAGCCTAAACGCGCCCCGAAAGGGTCGAAAAAAAAATTTGTCGTGTTAGGCAAGGAAGGTGACAAAATCAAGAAAGTCTCGTATGGACATCGTGATTACAGCGATTTCACCAAACACAAGAACCCGAAGCGTCGGGCTAATTTCAGGGCCAGACACAATTGTAACACCGCGAAAGATAAGACAACCGCACGCCACTGGGCCTGCAAGCACCTCTGGTAATCATGGCTAAAAGCAAAAAAGACGAGCTTAAACAAGCGAGTGCCTCCGTTAAGGCGAAGAAGAACGCAGCTCCAGCGGCAGCTCCAGCGGCAGCTCCGGCAGCTCCGGCAGCTCCGGCAGTTGGTAGTTCCGCTTACTTCGCGCCCACCTCTCTCAGCGGCGGACCGTCGAAAATCTCAAGAGCTGGTATGGAGGACACTCCCTCAAATATGCCGAGTTCAGACGCTGGCTCTCCGGCAGTTGGTAGTTCCGCCTACTTCGCGCCCACCTCTCTTAGCGGCGGACCGTCGAAAATATCAAGAGCTGGTATGGATGAAACGGCTCCACCATCTCCAGCAGAAGCAGCTCCGGCAGAAGCAGCTCCGGCAGAAGCAGCTCCGGCAGAAGCAGCTCCGGCAGTTGGTAGTTCCGCTTACTTTGCACCCACCTCTCTTACAGGAGGGCCGTCGAAAATCTCAAGGGCTGGTATGGGAGACGAGTTTCCTACAGGCGCAGCAGAAGCAGCTCCGGCAGTTGGAAGTTCCGCTTACTTCGCGCCCCGCTCTCTTACTGGAGGGCCGTCGAAAATCTCAAGGGCTGGCCTGTTGTCGAATGTAAAATCTGACCTCCGCAAGAAGACAGCGAAGCCCGTAGCTAAAATCTAAATTAAACCGCCCAACACTGGGCTTACAAACACTCTCGTAATCATGTCCAAAAAGGAAGACAAAGAACTCGCCCTTAAAAATGCGAAAAATGCGGTTAATAATAAGAAAAAAAGCGGAACAGCTAGCGTCGGTGATTACGGCAGCGTTGAGGACTTCTCCGCCGACTGGGCATTGAATAAGCCATCTCTTACGGAAAGAGCCGTAGATTCTTTAAAAGACCCCGTCGGAGCCGTAGGGTCTTTAAAAGACAAGTATGAAGGCGGTATGTCAGCCGCAGCAGAAGGAGTTGTAGGTGCTTTAAAAGACCCCATTGGAGCCGCAGGGGCTTTAAAAGACAAGTTTGCCAGAGGTGTGTCAGCCGCTGGAGACATGGTATCCGGCCTAATGAACTCCGAATCGGACACCCCTAAATCGGACACCCCTGCGCTAGATAGGTTCTATAGCAGACCAGACGTGAAAGCCGAGATGAACGACCCTTTCTCTGCTGCAAATATAAAATCTACTGTTTCCGATCCAGATTTCTATGTAGCACCAGTATCAGTCCCTGAAGAATCTGACACGCAGCCGCAGCCGTCTAACATGAGGCAGGATTTCTTCAATCAAATGAAATCGCTTTCAGGTAGGGGTGCTTTAACCCCTAAAATGTATGCCCAAGCGAGAGAAGAACTTGGTAAATACGAGGGGGTATCGGCTGAAAAATTTGACTCGGTGATGAAAAAAAACCGAATCCGGCCCTCAAACTTTGCAACTGCTCCAAAATCTTCTTCACCACAAGAAGCTGCCCAGAATGCCCTCTTTGAATCTGAACATGGTTCGGCACTTAGAGCGATGGCTATTAGGAACAACGACCCCAACTACAAATTTGGTAGTGGTTCAGTGTTGAACCAACCAGCACGACGAGTCGGTCCTGAGAGTGGCAAGCTACGTAATGCGGCCCGTAGGCTCCGTCGTAAAGGGTATACCGCACAAGCAGGCCGGATGGCGGAAGCCGCAGAGATAATGCGTCTGGGGGAGCCAAACATCGATACACCTGAATTGAGGAGGCAGAGGATGTCCCAAAAAATTCTGGCTGGAAGAGAAGCCCAAAGGCAGGATAAGGCTTATGCTAGTAGTGCGAATACAAAGATAGGACAATCTGGATCTGGATCTGGGTCACGCGGAGAAGATGTTGTAACGAGTTATAAACCCAAACCCGCAGATACTTTGATCGAGGAATATAATAAGCAATCTCAAATACCCAAGCGTTCATATGAACAACACCTGAAAGAATTGAAAGCGGTCGCTGGTGGCAATCTAGATATGTTTGGAACGACGTAACTTTTACAAGTAACTACTAAAATGGCTATAGACTACAACCAAGACATCGCCCCCCTACGTCAGGAGTATTTCCCAATGCTCACTGGCGATACTGGTTTCAATCAAGCGATGGATTACCGCCAGAAAGTATTGACGCCTATGCGGCAGCAGACCATGAAGATGGAGCAGCACGCTATGTCAATGCAGAGGCAAGACCTAGCCTATGAAACGCAGAAGTTCACTCTGGCGCAGTCTCGACAGAAGGCCAAGTCCCAGCTAGATTTCATGGAAAAGCTGCCTGACCTCATGAGTCAGCTCGACGCCATTACGAATGATCCTGAAAAGGATTCATATACCGCGACCAAGGATTTGTTAGGTCTCCAGATGCAGTATGCTCCTTCCATGCAACACAACCCGCTTATCGGGACGCTTTTTACCTCTGCTAATAGTGCGCTTAACGTGGACCGCATTCGCCAAGAAAAAGAAGAACGCGAAGCGGAGAAAGCAGAGTCCCGCAAGTTTGGCCTTATGACAATGGCCGCTCAACAGGGGGCTACTGACCTAACAAGAAAATTAGCCGGACCTGAAGTTGATGACGCAGAGCAAGCCTACATCGGCCTATCTGGCGTGTTTAAAGACGCAAAGGACACAAAAACGAAAGCGGCATACGATAAATTGAGGGCCGAGACTGAGGCTGCGGCTATAGGAAAAGTAGATGATCGCTACAAAGAGTTTGAAAGCACTTTAAGGAGCATGACTACCAAGTCCACGCAGAATCAATGGGAAAATATGACCGCACCAAAGGCTGGCGGCGACATTCAGCAGATTGTTAACAAAGTCTCTGAGGGCTTTGACATAGGGAAAGCTAACAAAATAAGACTCCAAGAGCTTTATGTTGATGTCATGGCGAGGTCTGGTATTCAGGTGGACAAAGAAGCCTTAAAGGATGCAAATGTAGAAGATCTTTTCCGGTCAACCTATTCTAAAGTCTTAGAACAACGCAGGATTCTTGGACAATACGGCCAGCCTGAAAAGGCAAGCACAATAAACACAGGATTTAATACTTAAACTCTACCAAACAACACAACACAAACCTCTTCAGCTATGACTGATTTGAATCCATCCCTTACCGACTTTGATAAGTCTCTGATCACAGAGGCTCCTAAACCGCCCGAACTTAAACCCTTTTCTGTTTGGTCAGAGGAGAATCAATTAACCGAAGCTGACCCTCAGAGCTACGTCCAGTATTCGGATTACGTCCGTGAGGGCTACCTTGAACAGGGGGCTTACACCCCTAGTGTCGAAGGAGAGATTAGTGGATCACTGAATTCTAAATTAGCTGACCTCGGTGTGGTAGACGAAGAAGCTATTCAAGCTCTTACGGCCACCAAGGAGCCATCGTTTGAGGAAAAGTTTGAGTATGTTCGCGCCGGACTGAACAGTGACGACGAAGACTGGATGACCCTCACTGAGTATAAGGCAGGCGAGAAAGTCGTCGCCGCTGGTGGAACTGTCCAGCCTTACCAAGATAAAATAGCTGGTCTTAAACTAAAGTCTGAAGAAGTTGTTAATCGCCGATTTGACGAGGTTAAGAGAAATCTGGTTGAGAGTAACCAGATTCCGTTGGCTTACGTCACTAATGAAACTGGCGAGCGCGAACTGTTAGTCGGTGACGCCGCCGAGAACATGACCGTAAATCAGGCGATCAAAGCCTCCAAGATCGGAGGTGTGTCGTTTAAAGACGGTCTGGCTGCTCAAGCACTTCTTTCTCCTGTCGCTGGTCTCGACATCAAACTTTACAAATTCAAGCAGATCGCAGAGATCTCTGAAAGCATCGCTGAGTTGGCCCAACAGGACTCCTCAGTTGCGGAACACGTCACCGGACATACCCTTCAACTCGCCAGAGAAAGTCAGAATGCTTGGGATGCAACGACGCAATCCCTAACGCGAGGACTGAGCGATCTGATGACAGCCGTTGGGGTTGAATCAGAGGAGAGTAACGACGAGAAAAAAAGAGTTTATATCGCTAGCCGACAATCCTTTGACAATACGGTTGAGTATATCACCGATAAGCTGAACAGTTCTGGGGCTAATTATAAGGCCGAAGACGTCCGCGACGCTTACGAGGCCCATGTTATCCATGAGGGGGCTAGACGCGGGACGTTCAAGCTGCATCAAGATCCGTCTGAAGCGGGTAAGAACCTTTACAAGACCGCTCTTGGCCCAGTCCTGAACCCCGCAGTCTTTGCCCGTGAAGAGGACATGATTAACACTCTTGCCGCGCATCCTGAACTTACTGCCCAGCAGAAAAAACTTTTTATCGAGAAACGAGTCGATGTTCTCAAACAAAACTTCGCGAGTTACAGCAAGCTTTTGTCTGAGTCCGCCGTCGGCGATGACTGGGCGAAAGCCCTTATAGATGGCAGGCAGGCCGGACGAGATGACCTAGACATCTTCGACGATTTCGTCGCTAAGGACGAGAACTTCAATGAATACTTGGACAGTGCGAAGGGAATCGCCTACTCTGTTTGGGACTCTGTCGCCACCCTTGTGTATGCCGCTCCCGCTATTATGGGCGCAGACTGGGCCAAAGACGGTCTAGCTGACGCAGTTCAGAGACAGTCTGACCGACGAGAGGTCGCGCAGATTTTTGGTGAGCAATACGGCCTATTCCAAGACGTGTCCGAAAGCGTTGCGCCCCTTATCGTGGATATAGCCGCTACGACTGCTTTAGCTACAGTTTCCGGTGGCACTCTTGGTGCAGGTTACTTAGCTTTGAGAACTGCTGCAAAAGGTGGAGCGCAGCTCACCGCTAAGGGATTCGCTAAAGCACTTACCAGTAATGTCCTTAGAGCCAGCACGAAACAGGGTTATAAAGAAGTGGCAGACAAGGCGGCTAATGTCTTGATCAGGGAGTCTTTAGAAAAAGGAGGTCGCGCCAAGACCATCGAAGCCATCGAAGCATTTAACAAAGTAGCTTCTAGTAAGTTTAATATAGGGGTAGCGGGGTTCGTTCCAGCAGCTACTCGTAGTGGCGCGATGACTTACGCCTCGCTCTATAACCAGCTACGCAAAGACCCAGAACTAAGCGAAGATGAAGCCCACGATAGGGCGTTAGGATTTGCCCTAACCTCTGGTGCGATCACAGGTGCAATTACCGCAGGCTTCAGTATGATAGGTCGCGGAGGTGTTGAGGACGCCTTGCTTAAAGGCATGACCTTTAGAGAATCTAAAGCGGTTTTCCAAGCGATGGGTAACACGTCGGGAATCTCTGATACGCTCGTCGCGGGAGCAATGAAAACCGTGATGAATGCCTCCATCAAGAAGTATGGGGCTTTTGCTCTTGGGAAGAAGATCGCAAAAAATGCAGTCGATGAAAGTTTGGAAGAAGGTCTCGATCAGTTAGTTAATTCATTCGTTGAAGACGTAGCACTGAATCAGGACACGCCGATGCTTGAGAGGATGACGCAGGTGTGGCACGCCGCACAAGTTGGCGGTATTCTCGGTGGCGGTGTCCCCACTATTCAGGCCGGTGCAAGATTCGTAGGTTATACTCCGATGGATCAGCGAGAAAGTCGTATTCGGATGGCGAATGAGTTCGCTGAACAAGTTTCTTCTGAACTTGAAGGAACTGGTAGCCCACTCACCGCCCAACAGGTTCGTCAGATAATTAAGACCCGCGCCCAAAGTCGTGGTGCAGCCGAGGCTGCGGCTGAACTAGCACCAACCCCCTCAGAAGGGACGTCCACTGTTACTGAGCAGTCATTACTAAGAGAAGAAAACGCCAAAAGAAGTAAGGAGATTGCCCAAGAGATATCTAAACTTAGCGACGAATCGACCCTACCTAAAAAGGAGGAGGAGCGGGAAGCCGAGGTCGCCCTTCGCGAACAACGGAGAATAGAGCTTGAGCAGGAGAGCGCAGCCATTTCGCAAAAGGAACAAAACCTTGAAGTTGCAGCGCAGTCACCTACTACTCCTGATTTCACACTTACTGACCAGAAGGTAGATCCGGTGGTATTCTTGCAGTCCCTGAACGATTCTAGCCCACTCGACGTTGAAATTGCTTTAGAGAACATCAGAAACCAGCAGAGCGTCTCCGTTAGAAATAGTGAACCCGTCACAGTTCTAGAGACTCCTTTCGATTACGGTCGTAAATCCCCTAGAGAAATTAAGGACTACACCGGACCTTATATCGACTTTACTCAAGAACAGGCTAACGCAGAATCTGCTGGTGTTACCCTTCAAGGGGAGTCCAGAACTAACATAAGTTCCGCTAACAACAGTGTTCGTGGATTCGACCCATCTAAATCCAAGAGGTATTCTTCAAGGCCGTCACCCAATACATTTAGGTATGAAGAGTCTCCCTTTAGTGGTCCTGACGCAGAGGAGAAAGCTAACAGGCTTATCGGCTTCGCGATGAGTAATGGGTTTCCAATTAATCCTGACCCCAACGTAAACTACGGTTTACCTATGCCTTCTGACTCGTCTCGCCAGTCCGCGTCAGAGTTTGTGTCTTCTGCTGTTTATACAGCTTATCCTAAACTCGCTCCACCAAAGAACGCGAAGCTTGACCCTGATAATGAGAAGCGACCTTTAAGAACTTACTTCGATCCCGTATCCGGTACGACCGTTACCCAGCCAGTTAAATTCTTTGTTGATGATAGAGGTAATGGCGTGTTCGACAACGACCCGATCTCTATTATTGAGATGTTGAGAGCTGGTAAAACCGTTAAGGTTCCTCGTAGTTTCAATAGGGCAAACCTCAACCCCGCTATCCGAATTAAAAACGAGATGGTTACCGACGTGGTCGGACCCACTGCCGAAGGCACTCTGCTAGAGTCTAAGGTCACTAACGCGAGGGGCGTAAGTACGATTGGGCCAAACAATACGAGAGCTTCTGCCATAGCTAATATCCGTTTCAAGCCTGCGACCTTACCTGAAGGTGTTCAAGAATTTGACAAAAACGGAAGCCCGACTACTGATAGCAACTTTTCTGATACTACGTCGATCAAAAGAAGAATCAATAGGTTCGCCCTTGAGCTAGAGAAGACCGGAGACGAAACGAACCGCAACGCCCAAGCCCTCCTTGAAGCTGGCAACGGGGAGCTTAACGAGGAGTTCCGCATGGTGGCATTTGAATCGGCCAAACAAGAATTCTTATTTAACGCACAGTTGTTTGGTCTTCGCGCAAAAGTAGAAGCGTTCGGAGAAGGAACCAACCCTACCACTCCCTTCGATGAACTGGTAGCCCAGACGGGATCTAAAAATGTAGACCAAGCGGCTCAAAAACTCCTCCCGTTTATTAAAGTAGAATCTAACAAAGAGCTTACGGGAGAAGCGATTCTCGGATTGTTCGTAGAGCAGAAACTCTTGAACAACCCAGACTTCGCTAATAACACAACGCCGACCTTCGATACGCTACTTAAAAAAGCCGCGAATCGGTTTAAGAACCAGCAAGAAGAAGCCACCTCCCTTAGACAACAGAGAGCGGCCTCTACCCTTCCGTTCGATATAACTCCCGATCAATTCAAGAACCCTAAAGTAAGTAGTTGGGTTTTTAACTTCGGTGAAAACCCTGTAGGCGACTTCGCTTCCCCACAAGATATAAGTAACACAGTATCTGGGGCGATGAAAAAAGCGGTCAATGCCGTAAATACTAGCCCAGACTTACGCAAGGGAATCGTCAAGGTTATTCTTGAAGACGTATTGGAAGATCCTGAGATGGAAGACATGGTTGAGAACGCGAGTTCTAAAGACCTGTTCGGGATATTCGCTTCGTGGCTGTCGTCTGGAAACGGCGACACTAGGCCGTCTGTTAACAACCTTGTGGAGATGCTGGAGGACAAAGTATTAATCGGCAGCGAAGATTTCCTGAACGCGCTACAACTCGTCCGCTTAGTGACCCCCTCAGACGGTGCTAGCTACGAGAACTCTGACGCTGTGAGCGATTTCCAAGCTCAGTTCAATGCAGGCGCGGAAACAGAGATCACTGCGGAAGAGGCGAAGAACACAATGATTGCTTTAACTAAAGCAGTCCGAACCCACCTATCGAGATCTAACATCACCGACGCCGAGAGGGGAGTCATTACGGCTAAGAACAAGGCTGATATTGAGAGACTGGGTCTTGAGAGTGGGAACCCCGACAGTGTTATTGAAGCCCTTAAAGAAGTCGCTAAAAATTCAAAGATCCCTTCCCATAAATTTGTGGCTGCCTTGCTGCTGCGCGACACCGCCTCCATCAAGAAGATTAAGTTTGTGATGGGCGAAGCAAAAGCCGACATCGCAGGAAAATACGTTAAGGGGAAAGACGGCTCGGACAGTGTGTTTATCAATATCACGTCTGGAAACGGTCGAGGTCTCGTCAACACATTACTTGAGGAGTATGTCCACGCATTCATTTCTGGAACTATTTCAAATCCACCCTCAAGTAAACAAGGTATAGTTAACCAGTTGTCCAGTGTTTTCGATTTCGCGAAAGAAACCTACGAATCGCAAAAAGAAGTCAGCGGACCCGTCCCATCTCTTGAGAATGCTCTTACTGATCTCAATGAGTTCACCGCTCAGTTCTTGTTGTCGGAGGACGTTCAGAAGCACTTCAAAAATCTAAAACCAACTAACAACTCCTCACCCTTTGATAGCTTCCTTATCAACATAGCTATGTTGTTCCCTAATGTGGGGATAGGGTCCGCTAGAGAAGTAGCGGAGTCTCTTGGAGATATTATCGACGTGGGGAGCAATCCCCGCAAGGGGCCGCCTACCAACGCCGGAGCTTTGGCTGGGGCAATCGCTAATAACGCGACGTTATCCAGTTCACCAGTTTTCTCTCCTGAATATATGGCGGAGAGGAAAGCGGAGAGGAGAGAAGCGTTACGCGAGATGCAGGACGAGACAGAGGAAAAACGTCTTGAATCGAAGCGTCTTAAAGACGAGGTAGAGCGCGAAAAATTCCTCTCACTTATTCCAGAGGAAGACCGCTCTGAAGCATTACCCCTACTGAATTATCTCAGAGGTCTTATTCCATTCGGCATGGAACTAGAATTTGTTACTGAGTCCGACGGAAGTTCTTCTTTTGTGCGGTCTGATTCTTCAGCGGTTTATATCAACCTTCCTCTTATGTTAAGCCAGACAGGCGGCGTTAGAGACATCGCCGGACGCGCAATCGCTGGTGTTATAATCAACGAGGAGTTAGTACATAGTGCCAGTTGGAGTTCCATGACCGACGAAGAGATTCAGGATTACATCAACAGTCTTTCTGACTCAGACTTCGTGGACATCGCTAAAGAATACTATATCGGAAACGAACCAAGAATTGCGGCTGCGATAGCGAGCCTTCAGTCGTCAGACCCTCAAGTGGTCGCAAGAGCTAAGTATGGGTTGGCACAAGAGAAACTCCGTATGCACTTCCAGAAGGTCACACGGGGTTTCACTACTGAGGACGACGTCCAATTCTGGAAATCCAAGCCTTCCTTACTTAAAATTCTAGGTCGTTACTTTAGGGGGATCATCAACCGATGGGTCGCCAAGCGTGAACAGATCGGACCCGCAGCAGATGTTGCCCTCAATAAGTTGATTATTGAGATGCGAGCTATCGAAGCTGGGTTCGTCCGTCAGCCTACGAAGATGGCGTTCGATACCAAGAACCCGACGGAAGTTTTCCAAATGTTTGAGGTCGTGAATCAGGACTTCGTTGGTTTAGCGCAGACTCCACAAACTATGGATGATGGCTCGCCACAAACTATGGATGATGACGAATCCTACTTAACTCCCGACCAACTCCAGAACTTAAATAATGTCCGTAACGAAAAATCTCAAAAGGCTCCTGAGCCTATCCACAGTGAATTCAGCCCCGTTGTTCAGGCAGCGAATAATCTAGCTGATGGATTCAACCTATCGAACGGAACTTCAGTAACTCTTGAGCGGGGTGAAAACGGCAGCGTTTTATTTGAGGCCGCTGATCGAGCTTTTGTCGTAGTTAATCTCAATGGAAGTCGCGTAGGCTTTTACCAATCTACGGGTAAAGGGGGTAAGAAACTCCAGTCTGGTAAGTGGTATCCCACCGCCGGACCAGACAAGGGCGGCAAGTGGATCAATAAGACTAGCAGCGAGGCTATGGCGGCTTACTACGGAAGCCGTGCATTGGCGGAGATAGCCAGTAAGTTAGACAATACACTCGGCAACGTAGAACGATTCGTTTCGCGAACTGACAACGGCTCTTCAATTAGGGACATTAGATCCCAGCAAGGGACGGCGGAAAATTTGTCTTCTCCAGAGTTCAGAGCGAGGGTAAATCCAGACGGCAGAGAGACGTTCTCATTCCGCGACGGGCGTGTCTTCCAAGCGGTGAAAGATCTAGCTGCTGAGTTCGACTCGGCTGCTGGGATGGGGAGTCCCCAAAGATATACCACCCTTTACTCTGCTCCTTTCTCCAGTCAAGACCTTCAACCAGTTAATGAAGCTCAGAATGAGATTGATGACGCACTTCTTAATGGACGCGACGCCATCGATACAGGGATTAAAGGTTCCGCTGTTCATGAGCTAGCTAAGTTCATGGATCGTCTTATCCCGACTAAAGATAAGATTGATTGGCAAAAGAACTGGAGAGGAAGTAAGAAGAGTTTTAAAGATATACCTCGGAAAGAAAAAGCCTTTTACAAAGACATCGATAATGCAGGCACAAGATTAGTTGGAGTGTTGCAACGCGCACTTAATGAATATCCAGACTTCGTTTCTTGGTATGAAGAGCGTGTTAATATGGCTATGGATATCTTCGCTGAGTTAGATCCAGATGCGTCCAAGCCAGAAGACGATTTCATCTTGAAGACGCTCATGACTATTACTTCTAATGGTAACAAAGTTAAGGAGCAAACAGAAGACTCATGGTCTTTGTATCAGAACTGGAAGAAGACAGGGAAATTAGTCCCCGCTAGCAAGTATAACCCTGACCGAACTCAAATTGGTAAGAACGGGAAAGAAGTTTCAGTGTCGTGGATAAGAGGGGACAGACAGAACCAAATTAAATCACACCTCGCTTTAGTTGATAAACTAATTTCAAATTACTCATGGGAAGTCGTTAGTGAATTCTTTTCTAGGTCAGGAACAAGGGCAGAGCTTATCTCTGATTTGGTTGAGACTTTTGGTTACACAAGAGATAAAGCATCGGATCTAACCAGTGGTGAGCTAATGGACGAGCAAGTTCCTTACTCACTTATTTTCGGAGCAAAGTTAGGGTCATTTTACAATAACCTTAACGGAGACTTCGATACGGTAACAATGGATCGCTGGTTTATGAGGACTTTCGGTAGAACTATAGGGGCGCAGCTTCGCAAGTATAACCGAAAAGAGATGGCAGAGAAACACGCTCGCTTCGATAAAGCTCTTGCTAAGTATTTGGAGTTAGACCCTAAAGCCACACTATTTAAGTTTGCTGATTCTCAACGGTCAGCTAAGTCTAAATTAGACCCAATAGGCCGCAAAAGAAAGAGGAGTAACACTATGGTCCTCGCTTTGGATAAGCATTATACTAAAGCTTCTAATAGACAGTTGGCTTTTAATCCAGAGACAGGGACTATGGAAGAGTTCTCAGGCAAGATGGAAAAGGCATCGCCTATTACCAATGAACTGAGACTCGCAACAAATCAGTTATCTAAAGCAGTAGACTCGTTTGAATTAATTGAAGCCCCTTCTAGTGGTGGTCATCGCAGGTTTATAAGACTTGCTATGAGGGACGCTTTAGGTAAACTTGAACAGCAACATGGAATCGAGATGGTTCCCGCCGAAGCACAAGCAATATTATGGTATTATGAAAAAGCCCTACACGCACAATATGGATCAGGAAAAGACGGCGAAGCCCCAGACTACGCAACAGCCGCGAACGAGGTCTTCAAGGACTCCAGAGGAACGGGAGCAAGATCCTTTAGAGAATCCACAGCCAACATTAGAAGAGGAAGCTTACAGCAGAGTGTTGGACGAGATATTGGAGGATATGGACAAGCAGACTCCGATGGGCCAGTAATCTTAGGCTCTGCTCCCGTAGAGGGTCAGCCCGTAGCTGGTTTCCCGTCGCTCCTTACGAGATCTGGTAAACTAGCGAAGCCATACGACCTAAGTAAAGATCCCGTTGGGAAACGCAGGCCGGAGGGGCAGGCTGAACTATCTAGGGAACTTGCGTTTGGCCTGATTACTCCTGAAGAGTATCAGGAACAATATGACGAAAGGTTCGGCGCACCTGTAACATTTACATCGATTCCTAAGCCAGCCACTACAGAAGAAATTTTCAACGCTGTTAGGGGTGAGACTAAGAAGGGTAGAACAATTAGGTCGGAAGACATCCCATCGGGGAGATACAAAGTCCGGTTAGACATACCCGCTTACACAGACCATGATGTTTGGGTAGTTGTTTTCCATGAGAATACACCGAAAGCGACCGCACTTCACTACACATCTTCGGCGATATTGAACAATGTCACGTTTGATGTGAAACAGAAAGTTGCTGCTGCGACAGCCTTGCGAACTGATAAAACTCCAATGGCTAAGATGGTTGGTGATTACGAATCAGTCACCGCGAAGGAAGCCGAATCATTAGCGAAAGAAGCAATTAATTCTACCGAATGGGTTGAGATTGGTATGAACCCATACCGTCACTCATACTTCTACGACAAAGCAAATCAAGATCCTCTGGTAAGCGCAGAACAAGTAGTTCAAGTAGGGGGAGCGGTCTATGCAAAAGGAGTTGAGTATGGGAGCAGAACGGAGACTATGGAGGACGGCTCACGTCAGTTCCTTTACTCCGCTCCATTGTCAGCCGCTCCGTCCAGCAAGCCGACAGGTTCGACCATAAACTTCTCCGCAGTGGTCGATCTCCTTGAGGTTCCTGTATATGAGCTGGAGACCGGAAAGCCGCAGAACTTCATCATGGAGTTCCTGAATAAGGTGTTTGCTGGCGAGCTTCCAGAAGCCTTCCGCCGATTAATCCAGAACCGAGACGCTTACAAGCGACTTACTGAGGCTAACGTCGTCGCCTATAAACAGGAGATGGATAAACTCATTGAGGAAAACTACGGCGGTTACGAATACGCGCCGATGGATTTGATCGCTCTCGCGCAGGGACACTACACAGGTAATATAGTCACTGAGGAAGTTCTTAAAGATATCGATAAAGATTACGACGCCGCGCACGCCGACGCAGAGAAGAAGCGCAAAGCAGGCGAGATCACTGAGGAAGAAGCTGACTTCCTAAAGGGACTCGCTCATAATAGGAGAACCAAAGCCACCGATAAAGCTTACAGAGAGGCTATCACTTCTAGGAAAGCTGACCGCGACGCCGCTCTGAGAGAACTCGCTAAGGAATCTCCAAAGCTTGCCGCTCACATTATCGACATACGGCAGAGGCTGATCATCCCGTTGCAGAAGAAACTCGTTAAGTCGGGCCTTGACGATAATATTGGAGTCAAGATCTCTGAGACCGGAGGAGTATACATTACCCGTAGTTATAAGATGTTCACCGACTCGTCTTACCTCCAGAAGGTGAGGGAAGATCCCAATTATCAAGTTGTGAGGGACGAGGCTATGAGGTTCTTTGATAAACAGTTTAAAGATAAGAAGTTTGAGGAGCTGGTTGACGGAGGCATGGACAAGTCGCGTGCCGAGGTTGAAGCTGGCATACTCCTCGATATAGAGAACCAAAGCTACCCACATTCATCATACGCGCAAGAGGTGCTTAACACTTTCTTGATGCGGTATGACGAAGGTGGCAGAGACTCGACGACGGCTGCTCCTAAACATTACAAGATGATCGAGGACAACCTGAAAAGACGCAAAGATTTGCCGGTGGAGATCCGAAATCTTCTCGGCGAAATCGGGTCGGAGGCCGGTATCGATTTGATTCTTCGGACTTACTCGACCGTCGCGACACTCGCTTCGCAGCAGGCATTCCTGAACCAACTGGTGGCATTCGGCAAGGAAACGGGCGTCATGGTCACGGTGGAAGAGAAGTTCGCTACCGCAGAGAACCGCGCCAAGTATGCTAACTTTGGGGCCGCTAGATCGGGTGCGCCGAGTAAGAACGACCCCCTCTCAGGAATGCTGGTAGATCCTGAATTCAAAAAGCTTCTGGATACTACGCTCAATGACTCCTTCTCGATGGATTACGCCGACACAGCGGAGAAGGCTGTTAAGGGAGTTGTTGGTTTAGCCGCTAACCTGAGCGGTAAGGCAATGGCAGCTAAGACTCTAGGCTCCATCGGATTCTACTTACGAAACGGAATCGGTAACTTATTGTTCGGAACCTCACAGGGATTTCTCCGCTACGATAAGATGATCGCTGAAATGGCGAAAGGGACTGTCGGCGTGTTCAAAGACGGTAAGATTGACCCAGAGCTTAATGAGCTTATCGGCCTGAATATCAAGGGCGACGAACTCCGCGCCGGAATTATGAGAGACCTCCTGAACGGTAGGGTAACACCCGACGGTATTAGGAAGCAGATCGAAGACTTAGGTGAAAAGACGAAACTCAATATAGTCACTAAGGGGCTAGCGATAATTGAGAAGAAGGCACAGGATTTATCCGCCGCTCTCGACGCCGCCTACAAGGTCGCCTACTACAACCATGAGTTGGCAATTCTGAAGGAAGCCCAAGCCGCCGACACAAGCACGGTCGAGGACGGCAAAGTGAGGGTCAACAACCTAGCCGCTATGAGCGACACGCAGATCAAGCGTCTGGCCGCTCGCAAGGTAGTCATGACCTCACAGGCATACAGCCAAGCACCGCCAGCCGTTACGGAGTTCACGAAGTCCGGCCTCGGCCTGCTGTTCGCCCCGTTCATTCGATTCAAGGTGGAGGTTCCGCGAATCGTGATCAACACGTACAAGCTCGCCAGTGAGGAGATCGCCAGCGGCAATCCTGTTCTGGTTCGGAGAGGTAAAACTAGAATGATCTGGATGACCGGAACGATAGGAGTTCTTTCTTCCGCTCTTCCTATGATCCTCGCTGCTCTTTCGGGCATCGGAGATGAGGAGGACGAGGCCATGCGTGCATCCATTCCAGATTACCTCAGAGGGCATACGTTCTTCTATTACAGATGGAACGGTGAGCTGAAGTCGGTTGACCTTACTTACGTTAATCCATACTCGCTACTGGTCGATCCATTCCTGCGAGCGTATGAGAACATCCGCAGCGGTGAGTTCACCGAAGCGGGAGCCGCTCTCGCGCTAGGCTTGGTGAGGGATCAATACTTAGACGATCAGATTCTCGCGGGAGCAGTGTCTGAGGCTCGCCGAAACCTTAACCCGTCAACGGGTAAACCAATTTGGAACAAGGGGGCCGATGGTCCGGTGGAAGCCGGATCGAAGATCTTAGGTTACATCGCCAAGGAGGCATACGCTCCGCGACTCGGTAAGGATTTTGTCGAGGGCTGGTCAACCGGATCTCTGACTGGCATGGGTCTTGAGATTATGGACGGCGCGATGCCGTTCCGTATCCATGATGTTGATCTCCAGAAACAGTATTCGCGATACCTGCTTGATCTAAACAAGCGATACAACAACGTGAAGAGCGGACTCAACGCGGTGAAGCGTAACGTCCCGATGAGCGACGGCGAGGTAGCGGACATCATCGATGAGAACATCGAGGATCGACGCCTCCTTAACTACGAACTGATGCGGATCAATAAAGGGTTCTCCTCTCTCGGACTCACCGACACCGACCTCCTCAAGGGGATGAAGGATAAGAAGCTGGGTCGAGATCGGGTTGCTCTACTGAGTAAAGGTTACATGGACAAGCCGTCGTTCAAATATATTATCGAGAGCCTGCTCGATCCAAGGACTGATGAATACGGTAGGGAGCGAGCGCAGCAGGTCTACGACCACGCCTCAAAGCTGAACCGCTACATTCCTGTCCGGCCTATTACAGAACCTGAGTAGAGCTTGCGTGGATTAAACTATGATAGTAAGTGGGGGATTTCTGGGCGGTTTTTCCCACTTATTTCTAGGCACAAAAAAAAGGAGGCAGGGATTTCTCCCTACCTCCTTTTCGTTCTATGCTATGAAATACCGCTACAACCGTGGTAGTCAACGGCTTCTCTTTTTTGCGGCGTGGGGATCTAATCAGGCGGCGATCCCCTTGTCCATTTTTAATTTCAAAAGGACACAAAAAAAGGAGGCAGGGATTTCTCCCTACCTCCTTCGTTGCTATGCCACCAAAGACTTGTCACTTCACCAGAAGCGAGGGGTGCATCCAATCTGGTGGATACCGCCTTGTCCATCTCGATTTTGGAAAAACCTTTAAACGGTAAAACTCTCTCACCTTATCTATTTTATCAGGAAAGAAGATATGGTCGGGGTCTACGGGCGGGAGGCTCAGAGAGTCCATCTTCTCTCTGGCCTTGATCAAAGGCAGGCTGTCTTCTATTCGGACGGGTTTATGGAATCGATAGTAAAGCTCATGGGCCGCCGCGTTTCCATGTTCAACGACCCATTTTAAGTTCGTGAGACTTGAACAGCCCCACCGGATATACGGGTCGCGATGCTGTGCGCGATTCTCAGCGGCTTCCGCGAACACTTTCTGGGTGAATCTCACGGTCGCACGTAGGTGACGGTCGCAAAGATTTCTCGCGGCCTCGTCGGGATTTGTGTCGGTGAAGTAGATCATGAACGCCTCCCCTTCTTCTTATCGGCACGGGCTTTCATCTTTTCGATCCGGCGAGCCTCTGACTTGATCATGCTCGCGGCCACCACGACGATTACTAGCGGCGTGATCAGAATCAGGCCGACGATTTCTAAGTTACTCATCGCTCTTCAGGTCGTAGGGGTTAGGGAATTTCTCCTCAAGGAAAACCTCAAGGTTGCCGATCACCGCCAGAAAGGCGATGAATATTATGGCTCCTAGGAGCCAGTCTATAATTGTTTTAGTTCTCATTTCTATTCTTGTTCACAAGAGTCCTCATGACTCCTGAATGGTGTGTCCTGTATACGGCTACAGGACACACGGTTCAGGGTTCAGGGTTCAGGGTTAATCCCAGCGGTCGAAAACGACTCGACCGTTGGGGGCGACTAGGGTCGCCTTCAGGAGGACGGGGACGCCCTCGACTCCCTCGCGGGAGCGGGTGATGGTTCCCTCCATCGCGACTGCCTTCTTAGGAGAAGGCGAGAAGCATACGATGGTTTCGGAACCATATTCATTATTGCCGCCGAATGACGGTGGGAGCGATTGTAGCTCAGTTTCTGTATACTTATACATTTTATTTTTAGGGTTAAAGTTATCGGACGATGTTCAATACCCACCAGTCGCAGATCTCGGAATCCTCGAAACGCTGGGCAGCGTTCCCCTCACCATACCAGCGGGTTTGTCCTTCGACAGACACGGTCACGGCTTTGGGGTGATCTTCAAATAGCTCTCGGATGTCCCGCAATTTAGGCTGGCCGTCAAAGTAGACGCTTGGCCCCCCACCGATCCGCTCACCGTCTGAGTCTACAAGGACGAGTTGTCCCGCCGTCTGGCAGTAGTCCCCACCGTCTCCGTTATCGAGAGCGACCATCTTTGCCTCTCTCAACGCTTCCTTCAGAGTGGAAGCGTTGAGGTCTTTCAACTCGATCCCGTCGAGTTGATATTTTAGGAACGATTCCCAGTGGGCCACCAGCCTCTTTAGAGGGCTGATGTCCGGTCGCGATGAGATGCTATGACAAGCACCTGTTGAGTCGTTAGTCATGACGTAGCGACCCCCCTGCTTTTTGAGGGTGCAGTTGCCCTTTACTTCGATTATTTCTCTCATTGGTTTATAAGGTTCAAGTTCAGGTTAATCCTGATTACTACCCCCTCCAATCGGAAGGGGCAGTGTATCAAGATCCGGTTTAGGATTTCTTTTTTGCGAACATTCTCCGGCCCATGTCCATGTATTCATTGAATTCCTCTCTTTCCTCATGACTTAATTTTATCTTTCCATCGAGGACATCGGTCAGGGTTTCTGGATTGATCATGCCGAGTTTCTGTCTTAGTTTGTCGAATTTCATCTTTATTCTTTATTGGCTTAATTTCAGGCTCATTCCTGATTACTACCCCCTCCGGCTGGAGGGGGCAGTGTATCAAGACTCACTAGGAAGTGAGAGCGAGGATGCGTTTGGTGTCCTCTTGAAGCGAGGATTCAAACTCGCCTCTGATCAGATACTCGGAGAACTTCTCCTTGCTGGCGGCGGCGTTGCCAAACTCAGATGAGTAGGCTTTCTTGCCAGCACTCGCCGTCCGGCCAACACCATCGCCGGATGTCCAGTATTCGGTCGCGCCGTTGAGGGCATCGTAGAGAGACCGTCCACTGTTTCCGCGACCGGAGATGGCGAGGTCAGTGATCCCGTCGATCATGTTGAGAGAGCGGGTCTTGAAACCCTCCTCCAACTTCTCGCCACGCTTGAATGCTTCCTTCACAAAGAAGCCTCCGACGATCTGCCTGATGTCATCGCCAGCTACTCGCTGGTCAGCCAGCTTGCCCATGTTCTCGGTGAATACTTCGCGAGAGGTGAAGACTGCCTGAAGGTATCGGCTAAGATCCTTACCCTTGCTGGCGGTATCGCCTTTGTGCCTGATCTTGAATGACACGTTTTTATCTCCGTTCATGCTTTGCCGGAGTGTGTTCCCGCATACGATTCGGGTTAGACTGTCGTTGGAGAAGAACGATCCCCCGTCGTGTGAGGTGTTGAAGTTCACGTTGCCGTGAAACTTGTCGCCGTTGACCATGAAGCCGCCAGCGTCATCTCCGACTGCAACGGAGATGAAGAACTTTTTGAGTCCTCCTAAAGTTCCGATGCAGGAGATCATCCACTCAAGACCAGTTCCCTCAAAGGACTCCATCATGGTCTTGTAGATCTGCTCGTTCTGAATGATGCTGTATCTGTCAGATACCACATCGAGTGTCTGCTTCTCGCTATTCTTATCGATTGCGGTGAGAGCCTTGAAGTTCGCAACCGGACCATCGCTTCCGGCTGTGAACAGTTCCTCTTTCGAGACAACGGGCAAGAGATCGTAGTCTTTTGCGACTTCCAACGTGATCGGCTTTGCCGATGTTTGCTCTAGCCCGTGCCAAGTTCGGTACTTGGTCCCTTCGGGGACTACAACGGAATCAATGGATGTAATTTGATGTGACATAATGTTTATTCTTTCTTTCTTTATTGGTTCAGTTCAGGTCGGTCGTTTTGACTCCTGAATACTGCACCATGCAAGACGCATGGTGCAGGGGTTCAGGGTTCAGGTTGAGGGGTTAATTGGCAGATGATTGCGCGTCCACTATGCGAGCGAGTCGCATGATTTCTTCCTTCGCCTCCATCCTACCTGATGCAGATGCATCTGGGTTGTCCAGCACTGCGAGGTATACGTGTACTGCGAATGCCCACGAAGGGGTGAGGTCTATTGTTTCAGTTGGTTCTGTTTCTATTGTTTCCATAGCCTTCACCCACCACCGAAATGGTAGGTGAAGGCTACGCCCCGCCGGAGCGGGAGTAGCTGTTAGGTTAGGGGGTCTTGTTCAGGGTTAAGGGTTCGGGGTTAGAGGTTCTACCAATGCGAGGAAATCAGACAGTGCTTCTTCAGAGGGTAAATAGGCAAGCACTCTGTCATCGCCCTCATACGTAATGGTGGCAAATACGCCTTTCCCGACAGATTCGTTTGAGGAAGAGCGGGAGGCAAGGTGAATTTCTAATGTTTTGGTCTCTTTCATTGTATTGCTCATAGCTCACAACCGCCGGACTTGCCGGAGGCTGTGAGCTATGTCCCGCCGGAGCGGGGTGGTAGCTGTTAGGGTTTAACGAGATTGGATGCGACAAGGCGACTGAATTTCTCCACCCCTAAAGAGTTGAGCTTCTCAGATACTTGTTGGATAGCCTCGTTGCGTGTCTTGTGCGGCGTCGGGGAAGATACCCTCTTGCCGGAACAGGTTTCTGTCATTACCCATCCACTAGAATGGAACCCGCATCGCGGGTCCGCTGGGCGATGGATTACGAAGGTGAAACCCTCCCACTCCCAGTGATAACCGTGGGCGATAATAGCTTTCAGGAAACCATCGTTACTGCGCATCGTTATTGTCGTCGTGCTTTTTTTCATTGTATTACTCATAGCTCACAACTTTCGATCTAGATCGAAGGCTGTGAGCTATGCCCCGCCGGAGCGGGGAGTAGCGGTTAAGGTTTATCGTTTTTCCAGCCATCCTTTGATGGCCTTATCCATGACCCCAAACTGGGTCACCTTGTCTTCGGGCTTGTAGTGTCCATGCAGGAGGATTCCTACGGGATTCCCATCCTCATCGACGGGCCTGAAGTTCTCGGTTCCATGACAATTGGATGGAACCATCCATAGCTGGATTTTGTCTTGAGCCTCCTCCCATTTCTTCGATCCCTTGCGAGGCTTCGCCCCGTAGGAGATATTCGATTGCGCTTTCTGAATCGCCATTGCTGGCGAGTCCGCATAGGCCCAGCCGAATCCGGTGATGGCGAGGAATTCAATTTTGGTGGACACGTCTTGCTCTGTAGTTATTTTGCTCATAGCTCTCAACTTCCGGCATGGCCGGAGGCTGTGAGCTACGCCCCGCCGAAGCGGGGTGGTAGCTGTTAGGGTTAGCTGTTCGTGATTCGTGATTCGTGGTTCAATCGTTGGAGAATCCTAACGATTTGAGGGTATCTGTCTTCGGAATGCGGCACATTTTCGAGAGCCTTTCCCAAAGATGTGTTGAACACGCTCCGTTGGTGGGGATTCATCATCTTGAGGATTTGGCTAGTCTCTGCGATAGCAGCTTCCATTGCTGTGTCTAATTCTTGTTTTGTCATAGCTCTCAGCCACCGATATTTCCGGTAGCTGAGAGCTACGCCCCGCCGAAGCGGGGCCGCTCTAAAACGGCGGTGCAATACCGCCGTGCTTTTCGCTTACTCCTCCGCCGGACGATGATTGGCCAGTGCCGCGCCGTCCGCCTCTTATCTCAGGCTGGCTCGGGCTGCGGTTTGGCATCATCGTTCGGTGATGGCTGGGCTTGGTTCACCGAGGCTGCTCTAGGCTCGGTGCTTACTGGCAATGACTGGCTGGCGATTCAAAACGCTGCCCCATCACTGGGCGGCGATGGTTGCCTCTGTCGAGGCGGTAAGGAGTTAGCGAATCCTTTCCCATCTAATCCAGACTGGCCTTACTTGGGCTGTTGCTCTCGGAGCTTGCTGGTCTGTCACCTCGCGGCGACATCCAGAATCTAAAATAACGGTTTACTTTCTGCAAGCCAAATCGGTCAAATTCTTTTCTTTTTTCACCAATCACCTTAACCCCTTATCACTCAACCCC